GGATTAGAGCAACAGCCTTCTAAGCTGTGGGTCTTGGGTTCGAACCCCAACGGAACTACCAAAGGGGAATGCACCAACATTCCCCTTTATTGTTGAATATCATTCACTTACAGATTAAGCCCCACTCGCACAGCACATTGCGCGGTCACAACATAGTAGAATATTAGTGTACGTTAGTTGTAGTTATTTGATATTGTTTGAATATACGTTCTACCTTTCATGTACCGAGTGTTCTACCAATACATATCCACTTAACACAAGCAATTATGAAACTCAAATATCCCACCACGCGTTTTGTCTTCGACAGGAAAAAGCAAGCCAGCAAGACAAAGGCCGCACTCATACAGGTTGAAGTGCTGTTTGAGCGCAAGAAGAAGTACATAACCACTGGCGTAAAGGTGTTCAAAGGGCAGTTCGACCCAGCAAGGCTGGTGCATGCGCGCCTGGATATGCTGGAATGCAATGAGCGCATCACCGCTATTAAGATGAGGATAGACGACTGGCTTAACTCCATCATGCAGCGCGGTGCCGCATTTGAGTGGGCGGCACTGGACAATTTCATCGCCAACGCCACGCACACCGAGCGCACGTTCGTTGCCTTCGCAGAAGAGATGATAGCCACGCGTGCCGACATTAGGGAAACAACGCGTAAGACACAGCGCAAGTTGATAACGGCCTTAACGGAGTTCGGGCGCATAACCGCCTTTGCCGACATCACGCGCGCCAACATCATGGCGTTTGACGATTACCTGCACGCACGGGGGATAAGACAGACGACCATATACGGCTATCACAAGTTCTTGAAGACCTACATCAATGCGGCAATAAGGCGAGAATTGCTCGAAACCAACCCTTATGCCACCATATCCATTAAGCGCGGCGAGAGCGTAGAGGGACGTTTCTTAACGGAAGAGGAACTTAACGCCATATCTGCCGCGCCAATGCCAACCGAGAGCCTAACGCACGTGCGTGACTTGTTCGTCCTGCAATGCCTTACTGGGTTGTCTTATTCGGACTTGATGGACTTCGACTTCTCACAAGTGAAAACTCGTAGAGAGCAAAAAGTTTTCAACGGAAAGAGAAACAAGACTGGCGTATCATTCACATTCGCTCTATTGCCTGCCGCACAGCGAATAATCGAGCGGTATAACGGCGTATTGCCCAAACTCACCAACCAGCAATACAACATGCGGTTGAAGTTGGTAGCGCAGGCGGCAGGGCTTGAAAAGCCAATCGCAAGTCACTGGGGGCGGCGCACATGTGGGATGTACCTGCTTAACAATGGCTTTTCTATGGAAGTCGTGGCAAAGGTGTTGGGGCATTCGTCAATACGCACTACGGAGGCCATCTATGCCAAGATATTGGATAGGTCTGTCGAGGATGCTTTTAGCCAATTGGCAAAAAAGAAAGGGGAGCAAGGATAATTTCCTCACTCCCCTTTCGTCAATAGAATAAGTCCCCGACTTCACATTTGAGAACGAGGGCTATTTCATACAGGCTATCTAGCCGAGGGTTGCCCGAAGTCCTTGCGCGCAGGCTAGACGGGGCGATGCCTAGTCTTTGCGCGACTTCTGTCAGCTGCATACCGCGGTCGTGCGCGGCACGCAGTACGTTTAACTTTTTCATACTCAATCTTCAACCCAATATCCGTCTGATTGTTGGATTACTTCCATTTCGTCATCTTCGCCCCACTCTATTATTTCTAGATAAGTGCAATGGTGTGCAAATTCATGGTCTGCGACATCATCGGACATTATAAAGAAGTCGGGGTCTTCTTCTTTAATATTGCTGATACTCTTATATTGCGTATTCTCAAGTTCTTTTTCAAAGAACGTACGTGCGTCTCGCTTTGTCTCGAATGTGGCTGATACCATTCCGCCACACATATTAGGAGTATAATTCATTACGGAACTCCAACTAACTGTATATGTTTTATTCATGTTTGTCGCCCGTCATGCCGATAGCGCAGCTTTTGTTTGTTTTACTATTTTTATCTCTCCTCAATATGAATAAGGAAGAGATAATCTTCATAATTCATACCAGCATCCGTATATAGTTCGGTAACCTTAATCTCAAATGATGGTTGCCAGTCGCCATCTTCCTTGCCGTCTAAGGTAGTGTCATAATCTTCACCCCTCTGCACGCCGTAAGGCATTGGGAAATCATATCTCTTAAATATGTTCTCTGCCTCGTCTTCTGATGTCACAGCGGTAAGGCCGTTTCTGCTTAGTGCTTGCTTAACTACTTCGTATGCCTCTCGCTCCGAAGATACTACGCTCTTAATCTCGCTTAGGATGTTTTTAATCTGTGCCATAATTGTAAGTTTTAATTGTTTGTATTTGTTTTTAATATCGCAAAGTTACACATAAAAATATAAATCGCCAATTATATTTGGCGATTTAACGCTTAAAACGTAATTATTTAACGTTTGAAAACAATTACGAGTGTAAAAGACCGAAAGAAAACGCAGAAAACTATAATAGCCTTTTGGGTTTTCTACTTCTTCTTAGTGCCTGATGCCTGCTGCATCTCATCCGAAAGAGCCACAAGCGTATCTTCGATTGTCTTATTGCCGCCATTCACGCTCACCTCCAATGCTTGTGCCTGCATCTTAGGAATTGTGTAGTTTATGAACTTCTCTGCCACCATCAGCCTGTCGCGCGGCTCCAAGCTCTTGAAGTCATTGAACATTAAGCCAGAGTTATGGTATTCGGCAATGAACTCTGAAATCGTCTGCCTAGTCACACTCGTTATCTTGTTTGGCGTATTCTTCTGCCTGCCGCCAGCCTTAACCCTTATCTTCTTCTCTTCTGCCATATCCATATATATATATAAGTGTACAGCAAATTTAATGGATTATTTTTGCTTGAAAATATTAAAGGCATAACGTTATGATTGGAAGTATTATAGGCGGCGCGATGAAGTTGGGCGCAGGCATCTTCGGTGGAATATCCGCGGCACGTGCCGCACGCAGGATGAAAGAGAATATCGAGCAACAAAAGGCTGAAAACCAAAGGTGGTATGATAAGAACTACAATGAGGATGCCACGCAGCGTGCGGATGCACAGGCATTAGTAAGGCAGACCGAAGACAATATCAGCAAAAGAACCCAGCAGGCGGCAGGTGTTGCGGCCGTTATGGGCGGAACGGAAGAGAGCGTGGCCGCTGCCAAAGAGGCTAACGCAAAGGCGTTAAGCGATACGATGAGCAGCATCAATGTGGCGGCCGAGGCTCGCAAATCTCAGATTGAGCAGCAATACATGGCTAAGAACGACAATCTTAACCAACAATTGACCAATTTGGAGCAGCAGAAGGCACAGAATATTGCGGCGGCAGTTAGCGGCGCAGGCGATGCAGGGGCAGGCATTGCAGGCGCGATATTTCCCGAAAAGAAAGACAAGTAGGCAATGAGTACATTCGAGTTGATAACAGGCAAAAAAACCACGCCGCAGCCACAGCAGGGCAACCAATGGCAACAAATTGCAGCTCAACAGCAGCAGTTCGCGCCGCCTGTGGCTCAACAGCAACCAGCGCAGGCGCAGCCAGTGCAGCACAATACGCCGCTCAAAGACCCGATGGTCATGCAGCCAGCAGGGCAGCAGATGCCGACACAACAGGCGGTTCAGACACAGCCGCAAGCCGCAGCAGGGAACGCCCAAGTACAGCAGACCACACAGCAGGCCGCACAGCCTGCAATGCAGCAGGCGCAAGAAGAGCCGCCCTACGTGTCGCCTACGGCTCACATGAGCGTAAGCGAAAAAGTTAAGCACTTCACTGGCGAAGATTTGGATGCGCCAGACGGCGAAAACAACCCTTATCGGGACAGCCAAATAAAGACCTACGAGGACATGACGCGCCGTTTGGAGGACGAGGAGCGCAGATTGCGCCCAGAAACCGAGGAACAAAAGGCAAAGCGCGAGAAAAGGGAAAGGCGAGAAAAGCTCTTTGCAGCAATCGGTGACGGCCTTAGCGCGCTGTCTAACGTGTACTTTACCACGAAAGGCGCGCCCGACATGAGCAGCAAGCGCACGTTGACCGATGCAGTGCAAGGTAAGTATGACAAGTTAAAGGCAGAGCGCGAGGCAGACCGAGATAAGTACCTTAACATTCTCAAACTAAAAGCCGACAACTTCGGCAAGTTGGGCGATATGAACGATGCCAAGCGCGCACGTAGGATGGCGTTAATCAAGAGCGCGTACGACTACGAGGCAAAGCAGGACGAGAATGCGCGAAAGAACCGCGAGAGCAACTCGAAGATAAAGCTAGATGCTGCCAAGGGCAAGAAGTTGGATGCGGATGCCGCATACTCTACCGCCAGGGCTAAGGAAGAGCCTAAGAATGCAGCATCCAAACGTGCGCTTGATGCCGCTAGGGCAAAGCAAGCCAACGCTGGTGCGGCCAACAGCTTAGCGCACGCGGCTAAGGCTCGTGTGGAAACTGCTGCTGCACAGAAGAAAGCGGACAGGGAGAACGGCAAGTTCACGCTTAACCTAGGCAAGAAAGGCGTGCTGAAATTCTCGAATGAGAGAGAGTTCAGAAAGGCCGTGTACAAATGGGCGCCAGTATTGGGCGTTGATGCCGCGGTAATTGAGGGAGAAGAACGCAGCTTTAATGGCAAGGTGACCAAAAAGGGGCGCGTGAAATACAAACCTATTGATGTCGTGGCAGGCTATGTTGAGAATGCCGCCGACACCTACAACTGGACAGACTACGACAACAAGAAGAAAAAATCCAATTCATATACTGATGTAAGCATAAGATGAGCAAGAAAACAACCGCAATATACAACGCGCTAAGCGCGAATGGTGATTTCAAAGGCAGCGAGCAAGATTTCAACAAGAAATTCTTTGCGCCTGGCAAGGCTGGTTACGAGTACCGCAAAGGCGTATATGATACGCTGCACAAGGGCGGTGCGGACGTGGGCAGCAGTTACGAGGAGTTCGGACAGCTGATTGGCCTACGCGCCGCACCCAGGCAACAGGTGCAGCAAACGCCACAAACGCCACAGCCGCAGGCAACCCAAAAGCCAAAGCCGACGACAAGCACCCCAATGACGGATGCGGAGAAACGGGCCATGATTGGCAATACTGCCGACATGGTGGCGCAGACTGGGCAACAGATAGCACAGACTGGCCGCGCCATCGAACATGCCAAACGCCACACTGGGCTTGACGTGCGCACGCCCAAGCTGGGGCAGAACCGCAATGTAGACAAGGTGCAAGACCCTGTTTCGGGGAAAGTGCAGTACGAGACCGAGGACGGACAGGTGTATGACAATGAGGCGTACGCCACACAGGCGCAGACGGACATAGATGATATGAAACTTGTTCGGCAGTTGGAGCAAGCAAAAGCCCGAAAAAAGGAGTTAGAACGTATGGCATCTGAACGCTTGGCTCAATTTGAAAAGGAACGCAGTATGGCATTCTCCGCCAACAACGACATTAACCCCTATGCCGCAGTAGCAGGACAAGCGGAGCAAGATGAGCAATACCGCAACATCATGGCTGAAATTCGCAAGAATGATGCAATTATTGGCGATTTGTCAAGCAGGACTAGTAGAATAACAGGCATAGATGCGGAATTGGAAGAGGCGAAGATGCAGCAGTCCAAACTGGAAAAGGCGGCATCAAAGCGCAGGCAAGAGTTGGCAAGTGGGGGTTCGTTCTTGGAAAAACTCGCAGGTGCAACTAAATCCGACCCATTGCATGGCGGTATGCGTGACGACCAGAATGAAAAGGAAATTAAGGATGAGGAGTATGGACAACTCATGGCTGCCATAAGGCAGAACAGGCAGGCCATACAGATTTTGGAAGACAAGAAAAAAAACCAAATGAACTCGTTCTGGCATTCTTTCGCGACTGCCGCAACAAATGGCTACAATTTCTCGGACGGAATGGGAGAAATAAAGGATGCCATAGCAATATCCAATGCCGAGAATAGGCTTGCCCAAATCAATGCAAAACGTCAGCGTGGAGAAGTCTTAACGCGCGAAGAAGAGAGCGCAGAACAAGTACTTACTGCTACTCTTCGCAACCAAGCCATGCAAGGGAAGTATGGCGATGATTATGGCATGTGGGCTAGGGCTGGTGCTGGTGCGCCAGTGTCTATTGACATGATGAAGAATATAGGCCTAGGCTTAGGCTTGTTCCAAGACGTATCAAGCGGCATCGCAAAGGCGGCTATCAATACGGGCTATAAGCAACTCGCTAAGGCCACGACAAAAGGGCTTGCAAAAGGCATGGCGCGTACTGCCATGAAAGGAATTATAAAGGCCACAGGCGTAACGCTAGGTTCAATTGCTGGTGGTGCTACAATCAGCAACACGACTGGCATCGGCAAAACCATCGGGGATGCCGCCAAAATGAGCCGCGGCAACGTTAACATTGATAAAAACGGAAATCTTCTGATAGAAGACAAGAAAGGGTTAATTCCATCTATCATTGAGAGTGAGCGCGCAAACATCATTGAGAACGGCTCTGAAATGTTAGGAGAGTTCCTGCCTGCACTTAGGCTAGGTAAGCTGGGCATGTCTGCTGCCAAAAAGTTAGGCTTGTCGAATGTGTCGAAGTTCTTTACGCAAATTGGCACAAAGCAATGGTATAAGCAGTATAATCGTGCTTTGAGAGCAGCTGGCTACAATGACATGCCAAATGAATTTATAGAGGAGTATGCAGGCATCCTTGGAAATGAACTCACTGGCGATAGCGAGGGAGGGTTAAAATCGCTCAAAGATTTCAGAACGCACCAAGATATTGGAATGGGCGTTCTGACCATTGGCGCATTGATGGGTGCGCCCAACGTGGTAATGGCCGGTGCAGGTGCAGCGCAATACTACCGATACAAGCACGCAATGGAGCGTGCGGCCAAGGTGGCAGGCTATCGCCTCACCGAGGAAAAGTGGAAACCCCTGCAAGAGGCTATCGACAACACGCCCAATGAGAAGATGACAGACCTCTTGATGGACATCTACGGCCGTAAGGATTTGGAAATGCCAGAGAAGAAAGCGGCATACGACTACATCCACAACCTCATGAAGTATCGCGGCTACAATGTAGGCACAATCAACTTCAACGACAGCCGCAAGGCCGAGGGCGACCCCAAACAGGATGCCGACATGGCCATCGAGGAAAAGGCGGATGCAGCCTATACGGACGGCTACAACGCGCAAGGCGTTGACATGGCGCGAGCCAAGCGCGAATACGACACCGCAACCAAACGGCTGATAGAGCTGTTGGGCGGCGATACCGTGGATGCACTGAGCGAAGAACCCGTGCTGGCATTGAAGAAACTGCACAATGACGGAGCGTTGGAAGACGATGCAACAAGGGATGCAGCTACCGCATTCGTCAACGCCAAGATGAAGTTTGACGGCGTGGTGCAGCGCGCCAAGGACGACCTTGACGGACTGATAACCGATGCGCGCAATGCCGTTGAGCAGCGCACGCACCAAGACGGCGCGATACATCCCGTTACGCTCAAAGAGGACAACAAGCGCGCGTATGTCGTTGACGGAAACATTGCGATGCTGGACGACGGGACGACCATCGACACGCAGAACAGCGACGATACAATCATCATACGCGGCGAGGACGGCAAGCTGGAGTTCACTTCCCCCGATGCCATCATGAGCGTTGGAGACCTTATCGACCCTGCCGAGGAGCGAGAAATGGCGGAACAGGCAATAACGCAGGACTTCGGCACGCGTAGGGCTGCGGAAATTGACGGAATAGACGAGAATGGGCAACCGATACCGCTAGGCGATGAAGAGGTGCAGGCGCAAGCCCAACAGGGCGAGGCCGTCCCCACGGAGCAACAGGCACAAACCGAAGAAACGACCGCAACGGAAGAGCAGCAACCGCATGAGGCACAGCAGTTGCCGACCAAAGGGAACGCAAGCGCAGGCGAGATGCCGATGCTCACCAACAAGGAGGGCGAGCAAGAACCCGACTTTATGGCCACTACACCGCAGCGCGCACACCAATACATCTATGATGAGGCGGAGCTACCGCGCGATGTGGCTGATGAGTTTGTGAAGAACAACGCTAAGGCCGCGCAATCGCACCTAGACAAGTTGAAGAAGAAACAGCCTAAGATGGGTACGAGCATCGCCAAGTACAAGGCGGAACAAGCTGCTTACGCGCAAGAGGTGCAGGCGGCAGAACAGGCCGTGCAATATTGGGACGAGGTTAAGGCCGTGCAAGAGGCAATCGACAAGCAGCAGCGCGAAGAGATGTTGGCTAAGCAAGCCGCAGCGGCAGCCAAGGCGAAAAAGGTTGAAGAGGATAGGCTGGCACAAGAGGCAGCCAAGCGCGATGAGCAAAAGCGGCGTGAGGCTGGCAATGTGCATTCAAAAGTGCGTGAAAAGTGGGCCAACGCCAAAAAGGCAGTAGGCGTTGAGGACGAATTGACCTTACCAAATGGGGAGAAGGTCAAGGGGCATTACGTGCTTGTCGAGAATGGTGCAGCTACACCATCGCACGATGTTGCAAACGGGTTCGCCAAAAGCGATGGTTTCCCTGTTGACCAAAACGGGAACAGCGTAAACGACCGCGACTATGAGCGCGACAAGGATGCACAGGACGTAACGCGCAGCATTGCGGAGAATTACGATGGGCGTGCGCTGCAAAACCAAGTTGTAGTAAGTCCTGACGGAGTGGTGTTGAGCGGCAACGGCCGCACTATGGCAGGCGAACTTGCCGCAATAAACAACACGGATGGCGCATATATCGAGCATCTTGTCAATTATCCGCAAAAATACGGCTTTACAAAAGAGCAGGTAATGGGTATGAAACATCCGCGCGTTGTGTTCATGACGGATGAGAGCATGCCTTACACGGCAGAGACGTTCGCCAAGTTCAACCAGCAGGAAATGAAAGGGCAAAGCAAGACCGAACAGAGCGTAAAGTTGGGTAAGGTGGTTACCGATGAGGTATTCAACCGCATTATCAGGAGTATAAACGGATATGACACGTTGGCAGACTTCTATGCAGACACCAAGGCCGCACGTGATGCCCTATTGGAATTACAGGCCGCAGGCATCATCACGCATGCGCAAATGGCAGAAATGTTCGATGGTGACGGCATCAGCGCACAAGGCCGAGAGCTGCTTGAGAACATGCTTATTGGCAAAGGGTTCGAGGGCAACCCAGATGCTATTAGGCAGTTGGCAGAGTACAAAGGCATGCGCCAAAGCGTTATTGCAGCACTTGCGGAGATAGCTAACAACAAGGCACTAGGCGAAGATTATGAATTAGGCGCGGAATTTGCTGCTGCCATATCATTGGCATACCAGGCGCGCAAGGCTGGGTTTAAGGTTGGTGAAAGAGTAAGCTCTTATGCGCGGCAAATGAACTTATTCGCGTTTGACGATGATGAAACCGTAGCCGACTACACAAATGCCACCATACTAATGCTTGCCGATGTACTGAACGACAAACGTACATCATCCTTAAAGAAATTGTTGGCTGTGTATAACCATCGTGCTGTTGACCAAGCAAACGGACAACTGGATTTGTTCGGTGACGGCATCAAGGAAAAGAAAGACATCATTAAAGAAGTAAAAGAACTCATAAACAGTGGAACAAAACAAGAGCAACGAGAAGCAATCGACCGAGCAGTCGATGCAAGAAAAGAGAGCGTTCAACAAGATGGCACTTCTGAACGCAGCGATAAGGGAAGTGAACCAAACCGAGGACAAAAAATAGAAAACAATGAAACAAAAGAATATGGAAGGCATGGTGCAAAAACTTCTGAACGAACTCTTCCCACCGAGGGACTGGGTACCGAAGAAGTTCCCCAAGGCAAAAAGAAAGACACATCACGAAAAAACAAAGACGACAATCCCAGTCCGTCAGCTTTACGCCGAACTGCAACAGAAAATGGACAAGAACAATTAGCTGATAAGAAAGAGGACTTATTTTCAAAAGCGGAACGCATTGCAAAGGAGGATGCCGAACAAAGGAAATCCAAAAGGAACGACAAGGAAATCGAAAAAGAAATAGCAGAGGCGGAGGCAGAAACGGACACCAATCCCACCGATGCACAAAAGGAGAGCGGAAACTACCGCAAGGGACATGTCCGCATAGACGGCATGGAAATAAGCATCGAGCAGCCCAAGGGGAGTGTAAGGCGTGGAACGGACGCCAAGGGCAACAAGTGGGAAAGCAAGATGCACAACACCTATGGTTATATTCGTGGCACGCAAAGCGTAGACGGAGACCATATAGACGTATTCCTGTCTGATGCGCCCCTGCATGGCATGGTGTACGTTATAGACCAAGTGAACCCCGAAACGGGTGAGTTTGACGAGCATAAGGTAATGTATGGCTTTGAGAGCGAGGATGCCGCAAGAAAAGCCTACCTGTCCAATTACGAAAAGGGATGGAAAGGACTAGGCGCAATCACCGAAGTTAGCCGTGAGGACTTTAAGGAGTGGGTGCAAAGCTCAAAGAGGAAGACTAAGCCCTTTTCCGAGTACAAATCGGTAAAGGAGAGCAAGGAGACAAAGGAAACCAAGGGAGATAATACCAGTGGTGCTAACGCCGTTTTGTCGCAAAAGGACTATGTGCAAAAACGCTTGTCTGAAAACCTCGCAAATACCCCTTACAAAACATTGGAAGAGTGGGAAACGGCTGACATAGAGGGATATTCGGAACAATACGATAATATGATTGCCGAATATCCTAGCTATCTGCGCGAATTGGCCAAGAGTGAGAAGTTGCAGGAAATCTACGACCGCTCTTCGGTGAAAGAACAAAAGAAGATTAGGGAGCATTTGGAGGATGCGGACATCGACTATAAGGAAGTGCTCAACACCTCCCCACAACGCACGCGCGTACAAGATAGGATTACAGAACCTATAACTTACGCCAGGGGTGTATTCTCTGACGGTACAACAGTAGAGGGCAAAGTTATTGCGCAAACGCCTGAAAGCGTAATCATCGAGCAAAATGGCAGAAAGTATACCATCAAAGCAAAAGACATATTAGAGCGGCGTGATAAACCTTATGATAATCAGACAGGAGAATTTGACGGCACCGCCGCGTCTAACAAAGTGGTAGGAGAACCCGATGGAAATATTACTACAGTGAATAATGATAAGACAGGTAACGTTAATAAAAAGAAATTACCCACTACAATCTTTAATCCATTCTTGTCAGAAGATAATTATGCTGAACAACGCCTTTTAGAAATGCTTCCCAATACCCCTTATAAATCATTGTTTGATTGGGAACTCTTAGACGAAGATAGTTTTTCTGAGCTATACGACAAGATGGTTCTTGAATATAATAAACTTCTGAAAAAATGGAAACGTCTTACTGACAAAGAGCTGTTAGATGAGATTGCTAAGTCTGATAGTAAACAGTGGAATATCTATGTAAAAGAATACGACATTCGCCACAATAATGAATATCAAGAAGAAGTAAATAGTCGTAAACAATCGCTTGAAGATGAAAATGTGTCGTTAGATGCATCGTACACCTTATATATGGGGCTTGCAAAGAGATGGGCAGATGGCGGATATAGTAAGGCTGAGCGAACATCTTTGCGTGCTCAACTTCATGCGCTTGAAGATTATATAAGTAGAAAAGAGCATAATAAGTTGCCTAATACGAATAGAACAGCTTATAGACAAGCTCAAGAAACTGTAAGAGAGGTCGGTTACAACCTAACCGATTTACGTCTACGCCCATTAGAAAAAGGAGAGATTTGTCATGTGGAACGCAGATATACAGAAAGTAACGCATTCAGTTTCACTGGTAAGGAGCATATTGAGAGTATTGATGATGTAGCGTATATCTTCAAACAATTAGAAACTTCGTCTGTTGAGAACTCGTTTGTTGTGTTGATAAAAGACGGTAAGCCAACCGTTATTCACCTCGCTATTGGCTCGTATTCGGCAACCCTTGCCCCTATTGAGCAGGCTATTGTAGCCGTTGAAGCTATTAATCCTGATAAAGTTGTATTTGTTCATAATCATCCCTCTGGTAAACTTATAGCCAGCAAACAAGATATGGAAATGCAGTTAAGGTTTAAGAAAGTCTTTGGGGACAAAACAATGCCAGCCATAATCATCAATACTACAAGTGGTAAGTTTGGAACTTTCTCCGAAGCCGGTAATAAGGATGAAAGGATAATCCCAGGGGCTGATGAACAAGATAATATTCCAATTACTGTATATCAGTTTAATAAGCAGGTTTTTGATAAGGATTGGAACCCAGAAACAGCCTTCAAGGCTAACTCTCTAGAAGATGTCGCTGCATATATTAGCAGCCATCGACTTGGCGAACATAAGAAAATAAGCCTCCTTGTTCTTGATAACTCTTTGCATATTACGGGTAATGTGTTTCTTCCTTGGACAAAGCTGACAGATATAAATAGTAAGAATAACATTATGCAGATAATCTCTTATGTTAATCAGATGGGGGGGCGTGCTGCTATTCTGTATGGTAATTACGAACTTGGAGAAGATACAACCGAAACGAATATAGTTATCTCTAACATTAAGACCGCTTTGAGTAATAATAATTTACTCCTAACGGATGTTATTAATATTGATGATAGCGCATCTTTTCGTGGAGTGATGGAGGATGAAGTCACGTATGCTAAACGCAAACCTATTGACAAAGCAGAAGTAGAACTCCATAAGGTAAAATCAGAAGACGACACGAAGACTTTGATGGGAGTGCATAACATAACCGAGGATAAACTCCTTAAAGCTATTAAGATGGGCGGACTTGTAAACCCAAGTGCCGCAATCATCGACACAAGCAAAAGTGTCCACAACGATTATGGGGAAATATCCCTCATCATGCCGTCCTACATGGTAGACAAGCGTACGGGGAGAAACGCAGGAACGTTTGAGGGTGACGCATGGACACCCATGTACCCATCTGTTGAGAAAAGGATGACCCCTGAAGGAAGTATAAGAATGGAAGAGGATATTAACGATGTCCCAAAAGAGATGCAGCATAGCATTTGGGCTGCACTTAGTGACTGGATAAAGTCTTACGCTAACACCGCTCTGCATTATCTTTTCCTCCATCAGCGTGGTAACGCACCTGACATCCAATTCCCGAAACCTAAGTACAGCGATGAAATACTAAAAGCTGTTAGCTCTCTAATGGATGGGTCTACCAACATATATACCTTGCCGAAAGAAACCATCAAGAAACTTACGGATGTATATGTTGATTTTGAGTTTAACGGCGACAAGAAAGCTTTTCGGGCGAAGACGGATGAGCTGATAGCAAAAAGCAAGAATGCGCTTGAACGGAATAAGGAAGGGAGTATTCTATACAAATCGGCACAGCTTGCTATGGATGATGTGGCGGACTATGGTTATCCATTAAGCCCTATCGGGCGTTTCGTTAAGGACGTTCAGAATGAGTTAAGCCTGACTACTCGTCCTGATGTGCAAGGCACTTTGGCTAAGGCAAGCGAGGTCGTAGAACATGAAGGCTTGTCGAAAGACTACGAAGATTGGCTGCGAGGTCTGGATAATCGTTACGAGGCGAAAGAGGAAATCTTTGACGGCTTTACTCCATCGGGAAAGCGCAGATATATACCGAATACGTTAGAGAACGTTTCCAAGCTTATGAAAAAGCAAGGCAGGCAATCATCTGTCGGCATATCAACATCTTTTTCCAACTTCGCTGCAAGTGTCATGAAATCAAACAACACTCTTGCCAACATAAAGAAGAAAAAGGGAAAACTAACGAGTAATCATCAAGACATAGAGGACTTTGAGAACAAGTGGAAAGGCGTATATCTTGAATTGGGTGAGAAGCTTCAACCAGATGCAGGCGCATTTGATGATTATGGACTTGCTCGCCTGCAAGAAGCGGCAGTTGAGAAAGACCCGCAAGCGTACCTTAAAGGCGAATATGGCATAACGTTGTCTGATGAAGATGCCCAAAAACTACGTGATTTGATTAAGGCAATTCAAGAAGAAAGGCCTGCAATGTATTTCGAGACGAAGTTTGAACGTCCCGTGATGTTGGAGGAATTTGCAGCCGCTGTTATACCAAGCAACCTTGACAAAAAGGCGCGTGTAGCCCTACAAGATGCAGGGCTGGCTATTTATGAGTATGAGCCAGGCAACAAAGAGGATAGGAAACGCGCTGTTGACGAGGCTAAACAGGAGGATGGCGTTTTGTTCAGGCAAAGAGATAATATTGATGGCGACCTAACGTTGGAAGACGTGCTTGTGCCGACCTCTGCCGTCCGCATGCCACGCAAGCCACGACACAACATTAAGGCATACCTGAACGGCAAGCCCGTCAATAGGAACAATATGTTGTCGGTAGCGCAACAACTAACAAAAGGTGAGCCATTTAGCCTTGACAACAACACCATGCTTAGGGAAATAAAAAGCACTGTCGACTTCTCCGACTACTATGACGGCACGATAGCCGAGTTCAAGGCGTTGCCCAGTGACGGCAAAACCGTTTATGAGCAGTGGGAAGAATTGAAGGCCAAAGGTTACGAATGGCATAAGTCGCCATTAAGCAACAGCGAGTATCTTATTGACAAGGAAACGGGCAACATCTACCGCTATGCAAACCATTGGGGAAGTGTGGCCTCATGCACGTGGGAACTTGTTGGCGCGTACGACGACTATAACTATCACATAGCCGTTTCCAATATCTCTGACTTCAAGGCAAAGGGATACGGGAGGATAGCATACCCAAACGTTTCATACCTGCAAGCCCTCAACCAGTCGATAGTGAACGTTAAGGACGTATTGAACGACCCGACCATTGACATTAAGCCAAAGGGAAGGGAGTTCTTAGAGAACATCTTGCGAGATAGAGAAATGAGAAGAAGTGACCTCCTGAACGACAACGATAGCCTCATCGACAACAGAAACGTCAGGAAAAAGAGAGCGGCAGAACCGAAACCTCGCGAAGAGGAGGGGCAAGTAGAGCGTTCACGAGAAACGTACGCAGAGAATAAAGTTCGCGAAATGGAAATGGCCGTAACCGATGCGGCCGCCAAGATGAACTTAGGCAATGTCGTGGTGCTTACGTCTGCTGACGGACTTGACGGACAAAAGAAACGTGCAAAGGGATGGTTCGACAGGAGGACTGGAAAAATAACCATCGTACTAGGCAACCATACGAGCGTGGAAGATGCCATAAAGACCTTGATGCACGAGGCGGTAGCCCACTATGGGCTGCGCAAGCTGTTCGGCAAGGACTTCGACACATTCTTAGATAACGTGTACAGGAACGCGCCGCTCAGCATAAGGAGAAAGATTGTGCAGATGAGCATCCGCCACGGATGGAACGCCCGTGTAGCGACCGAAGAGTATCTTGCGAGCTTGGCAGAAGACACTAATTTCGAGCAAGCCAAAGAAAGCGGCTGGTTCCAGAGGGTTAAGGAACTCTTCGTGGGCATGCTGCGCCGCTTGACCGAGCGTTACAAGCTCTTCGACATTAGCGAAGACGAGTTGCGTTATATCCTTTGGCGGAGCTATGAGAACTTGACGGGAAACGGCGGCATCATGGGTGCGGCACAAGACGTTGTGAAGAGAAAAGAGCTGCTCGGCGGCACGCGAACGGCAGGAGAGCCTAACATACTATTCAGGCAGATTGACCAAGACAAGATAGACTTCGACAAGGCCATTGCGCGAGGGAAATACGAGCATCGCATGAGAGAAAGCGGCTTTCAGAGCGTTGAGGCCATGCAGGACAGCATGAAGAGCCTTATGGAACTTTACAAGGCCGTGGACGAGGCGGAGAAAGTGAAACGCGAAGTGGAGGACATCCCCGACAGCGAGAACGCCTATGTTGGCGAGAACAGGTTGAGTTCGGTCAACCAAGCGGAGCTGGACGACTACAACCGCAGGTTCTTCAAGCCGCTGCTCAACAGCATCGGGGCGTTGGCTCGCACTGACGAGGAAAGGCAGGACTTGTTCGACTACATGATGGCCAAGCACGGCTTGGAGCGCAACAATGTCATGGCGACACGCGAGGCGCAAAAGGAATACGAGGAACTCAACCAAGCGGCGGCGGACGGAAAGGGAACAGCCCCCGACTGGGATGCCATATTGTCCAAGCACCGCAAGCGCGACTATTCAGGATTGACCACGCTGATGCGCGGTGACGAAGACGAGATAGACACGGCAGCGGCAGAGCAGAGGGCGAAAGAGCTTGTAGAGCGTTATGAGGAAGAAAAAGGCAAGGCGGACATAGACAACCTTTGGTATGACGTGAACGCGGCTAACGCGGAAGTGCTGTGGAAGATGTACCGCGGCGGACTTCTAAGTAAGGAGGCGTATCACGAAATAGCCGACATGTACAAGTACTACATTCCATTGCGCGGCTTTGACGAGAAGACCTCTGGCGAGGAGTATGCCTACCTTATGGGTAAGAACAGCGCGTTCACCGCACCCATGAAGACCGCCAAGGGGCGCACCTCGAAAGCCGACAACCCCATTGCGCAAATGGCGTTGATGGCGGACAGCGCGATTATGCAGGCCAACAGGAACAGGCTCGTTAAGATACCGTTCCTAAACTACATGACCAAGCACCCCAGCGATTTGGTGAGCGTTAGCGACATGTGGCTTGAATATGACGAGGTGAACGACACGTGGAAACCGAAGTTCCCCGAAATATCCCCCGAAGACACGCCAGAGGAGGTTGAAAGAAAGGTCGGCGAATTTGAAGAGAAGATGGAAGAGCTGTCCACGCAGCAGCCCGACAAGTACGCACGCCAAGGGGAAAAGGGCAACATCCCATATAGGGTGTTGGGCAGTGACATGCGCGAGCATCAGGTGATTGTGAAACGCAACGGCAAGGACTACGTGCTGACCATCAACGGCAACCCCAGGGCGGCACAGGCCATCAACGGCCTTACCAACCCCGACAACAAGTCCACTGGGGCTATCGACAGGGTATTCGATTGGATTGCGCAGGGCAACAGGTGGTTGAGTTCCGCATACACCACGCGCAACCCCGACTTCGTGGTAAGCAACTTCATCCGCGACACGTTCTACTCGAACATGATGGTACACGTAAAGGAGGGCAGGAATTACGCAACGAAGTTCCACATCAACCACGCCATTTGCAACCCTGTAATGATTGGCAGGCTGCTGCACAAATACAACAACGGCGAGTTGGACATGAACAACGAGTTGCAGAGATACTTCTACGAGTTCATGATGAACGGCGGCGAGACGGGATGGACGTCCGTCAAGAATGCGGAACAGCATAAGAGCGACATCAAGCATAAGCTGGACAAGAAAGAGGCTAAAATATCAACAATCAACGATATAAATATTAGGAATACTTATTTGGTTGCATCCAAGGCATTTGATGAAATCAACGAAAAGCTAGATTTCCTTAACCGCGCCATTGAGAACAGCGCGCGCTTTGCGGCTTTCGTCACTTCGCGGCAGATGGGCAGACAGCTGGGTAGGAGCATATACGATGCCAAGGAGATTAGCGTGAACTTCAACAAGAAAGGCAGCGGTTCTAAGATGCTTGGTGCAACAGGGCAGACGTGGCAAGGGAATACTGCCGCTTTCGTGTCAGGCATCGGCCGTGGGTTGTACACATTTTGGAACGCGAGCGTTCAGGGTTTGACCAACTACATGCGCTACACGCACCGAAACCCAGTAAAGGGCTATTCGCTTGCAACCGCCCTGTTCGGCCTTGGCTTGCTCATTCCCTATGTGGGCTATCTCATGAGCGGTGACGACGATGACGGCAACGGCTACTACGACATGCCTGAATACGTAAGGCGTTCCAACATCCTCATAAAGGCAGGGAACGGATGGGCTAAGATTGCGCTGCCGCAAGAATATCGTGCCATATACGGCATGGGCGAACTGGCCATGACCGCGATGAGCGGCAAGAACCAAATGACGCGCGGCGAGGCCATGCTGTCGGCGGCCGAACAGCTTAGCCAAGTGTTGCCCATAGACTTCATGGAGGGCGGCGGCTCGTGGACGGCGGCAGTGCCTACGGCTTTGAAACCCATCGTGGAGGCCAGCATGAACAAGGGGTGGACAGGCCTGCCCATCTACAAGGATACCCCCTTCAACAAGGACGACCCCGAATGGGCTAAGTCGTACAAGGGTGTCAACGGGGAGTTGAAAGCCGTCACGAAGTGGCTTAGCGACAACACGGGCGGCGATGACTACACTGGCGGAGCGATAGACTTGAACCCTGCGCAGATAGAATACATCATGAAAGGAATGTTGGGCGGTTACTATTCGTTCATGGACAAGGTGGTGAAGACGGTAAAGATGCCGTTCGGCGCGCAACCTGTTGAGACAAAGGACATACCTTTTGCAAATCGTCTCTATGCGTACGGCGATGAGCGGACAAAAGAACGTGCGATTAACAATGCCTATTTCGAGTTCAGCAAGGAACACGACCATACGAAAAAGCTGTTGCGCAACTACGAGCGCGAGGCGGAGCAAGGCTCTGAAAAGTACATCGAGAAGATAAACCTGATGTACAACGAGCCCGAATACGCGCGCTACCTCATATTCGAGGAATATTCAAAGGACATAGACCGTCTCGGCAAGCTTAGGAAAGAGGTTCAAGGAGACCCTAATGCCACGCTCGAAATCGACAAGCAAATATCCGACTTGCGCAAGGAAGTGGTCAATAAGCTGCGCGAGGTGAAGTGACGGCGCGTTACGGATAAAGGGAGGGATGGTGGGCGATTTGTTATTTTTGCACGTAAAACGAAAGGTATAAGTATATGGCAAAAAGACTGATGTCGATGCGTAAGGTCATGCCGCGCAAGGAGAACATGGACAGCATAGAGCATGCCAAAAGTCGCGACGGAGACCAAAGGGCGTACGGCGTGTTGATGCAGGCGCAACAGCACTGGTTCAACATGCACAAGTTTCGTGAGAACCGCGAACGGTGCAAGCGGTACTGCTATGGGGAACAGTGGAAAGACATTATTACCGTTGACGGCAAGACGATGACGGAGGAAGACTACATCAAGGAACAAGGGAACATCCCCCTTAAAAACAACCTCATACGCAGGCTCGTGCGCAACGTGTTGGGCGTATACCGCAACCAAAGCAAAGAGCCGACCTGTACCGCGCGCGACCGCGAGGAGCAGAAGATTGGCGAAACGATGAGTACCGTTCTGCAATACAACATGCAGCAAAACCGCATGAACGAGTTGTATGCGCGCTCGATGGAAGAGTTCCTCATAAGCGGTCTGGTGGTGCATCGCAAGTGGTATGGTTGGCGCAACGAGAAACTGGACTGCTGGACGGACTATGTGCAGCCGAACAATTTCTTCGTGGATGCCAACATGCGCGACTTCCGCGGATGGGATGCAAGCTGTGTCGGCGAGATACACGACGTGAGTTTTCAGACCCTCTGCGGACAATTCGCCGAAACGCCAGAGGACTACAACAAGCTTGCCAATATCTATGCAGGCGCGCGCGATGCCGAGAACGTGGTTTCGTTCTACAATTCGTTCGGCATGCCGCAACTAAAAAACATGTCGTTCCTAATGCCTACCGAACAGAGCCTTTGCAGGGTTGTCGAAGTGTGGCGAAAGGAAAGCAAGCCTCGTTACCGATGCCACGACCCGAACACTGGTGACGTGTACAAGATAGACGTTGAGGACTACAAGGAAATGGTTGAGTTGGAGAACGCCAGCCGAATAGAACGAGGCACGCGCTTTGGGATGGACATTGACGACATTCCGCTAATTAAGGCAACGTGGTTCGTCGACGATTATTGGTATTTCTACTACCTTAGCCCGTTCGGCGACATCCTCAAAGAGGGGGAAACGCCATTCGCGCACAAGGGACACCCTTATGTGTTCAAGGCATATCCTTTCATTGACGGCGAGATACATTCCTTTGTGGCGGACGTCATAGACCAGCAGCGGTACACAAACCGCCTCATAACGATGTACGACTGGATAATGCGCGCCAGCGCAAAAGGATTGCTGCTATTCCCCGAAGAGAACTTGCCAGACGGCGTGAGCTTGGAAGAGGTAGCGGACGAATGGCACAGGTACAATGGAATACTTGCCATTAAGACAAAAGGGACAGATAGGATGCCGCAACAGCTTTCAAACAATAATACAAATATCGGCATTGACGGACTATTAAACCTGCAACTGAAATTTTTCGAGGACATATCGGGTGTGAACGGTGCGTTGCAGGGCAAGCCTGGGTATAGCGGCACCAGCGGCAGTCTTTACGCCCAGCAGACACAGAACGCTACCACATCGCTAAGCGACCTGTTGGAGAGTTTCGGCGACTTCGTGATGAATGCGGCCTATATGGATGTCAAGAACATACAGCAATACTACGACAGCAAGCGCGTGTTCAACATCGCAGGCAGGCGCGGTGCGCTTACCATATACGACCCAGAGCGCATACGTGACGTGGAATTCGACTTGAGCATCACAGAAAGCACGCTTACGCCTGCATACAGGCAGATTGCAAACGACTTCATCATGCAGTTGTGGCAGAGTGGCCAAATCAGCTTGCAAGAGCTGTTGGAAAACGGCGATTTCCCATTTGCAGACCAGCTATTGCAAAGCATCAACAGCAGGCAACAGGAACAGGTGCAACAGATGGTTGGGGAGCAAGGAACGCTGCCCATGCCGCAACCGCCGCAAGGGCAACCGCCGATGCAGCAGACCGCATGATAGTGACAACAATAAAGGCCAACATACGTGTTGGCCTTTATTGTTTTAGATGGTTGCCGCCGAAACGACTTTTTTCCTCCTTGTCGTCCGTGGCTTGGTCAAGTCCACATACTTAGGCAACCCCATCTCGAAGAAACAGATGTGCAGGCCTATGGCACGTGTCATCAACAAGTCGTCATGCTTGCCAACGATAGCCCCATACGCACCGTTCTTCTTGCGTTCGTAAGTGAGGTATTCGTCCAGGCAACGTTCGTCACGCTCAACATATAGATTTTCGCGCACTACTTTAATGAGTGTAGCAATAACCATTGGTTTTGTTGATACATTGGTGTGGAAACCATATTTTTTTGGTCGCCCCTCCTTTATATCGTCTTCGCTTTGCCTGCGCGCATACAGGTTGGGATATACGTCCTTTATCTGGTTTAGGATAAAGTGGGACAGGTCGCCGTCAACCTGCCGTTCCTTGTCTTTCGTTTCGAGCGTATTGCTCTCGATGACGAGCAGCGCATTGTCGTAAAAGGCCGCTATCTGTGCGGCTTTCCACGCGAGTATGTCCATGTCGACATGTCCGTACCATTGAGCCACGACTACTGGTTTGCCACCATCGGCCATGAATACGCGGTCGAAGACCGTTATCACAGACCAGTCCGCCTTTTTCGAGCGGCCGCCGATGTCGACCACCACCAAATACCGCTCCGTAACCTTTTCCGTTGCCGAAATGTCGGGCAAGTTCCACACCGAGAGCAGCCCTTGCGCGCCTTGCGCGAACCGCAAGTTCTTCAACGCCTCTTCGCCCTCCTGTGCATCGCCGTATACCTCACCCACATATCTTGGCGAGCGGCATGCTGGTTTCAGTTCCTCCACCTTGTACTTGTCGAACACGCGCGCACCCGAATGAACGAACGCCTCGACATCGTCAGACGGATATTCGGATGCCATGTCGCCGTGGTCTGCATACTTCGAACGCTCCTGCACGTACCAGTTGATTGCCTCCAACGTCGCCCCCTTTTTCCACAGCCAATAAAGGTATTGTCCGCTTTCCTCGCGGTTCGATGCCGTGAAGTCGTTGTCGCGGTTGGCATACAATCGCGTGGCGAACTCCACCTTTGCCGTTTCATTCTCAAATGGTATTGCATACTGCTCGATTTCAAACCATGCGATGAACAGCGCGGAGAATTGAGAAATTCCTTTCTTAGCCGCATCGTATTCGCGTTGGAAGAAGTTGCCCGTTCCGTTTGCCGTACTCTCATACACAATCATCGTGTAGGCTTTCAATAAGATACCAGAGCATGCGGAGCGTATAATCTCATCGGGTGTTTTCCCCTCCGTCGTCTTCCAAAGCCCAACCTCCGTACAATGCACAAGGTTGTAGTCGCCGCCACGCGCGGAGTCGGGTTTCTCCGCCGTGCCAATCTTTATCTTGCAGTTCCGCTGTGGTATTCGGTGGATGTTTCCGCTCTGTCCCACACCTACAATTTTCGGCTCGTTGGCGTTGTAGCTCTCTCCTAAGCCGTACAGCAGTTCTATCGGATATGCGTTGATGAGGCGGTCGAACATGTCCTTAACCTCTATCGAGGCATCCTTTTGATGCCCTACGATGAGCGAGTTTAACCCCACTTGGTGCAGCAGCTGCAACCACGCCATGTATATCTGTGTTGCCGTTGAGCCTCCCCACTGCCTAGCTTTGAGTAATATCACACGTATAGGCTTACCAGCAAGGCGCATGCGCTCAAACTTTGCTATGAGCCTGCGTTGTGGGCGGTTGAGTACGAAACGAACGTCCAATCCGCCGCCCTTTTGCTTGATGAACGCAAGCACGGCCGCCCAAAAACAGAAGTCGTGTTCGTAACGCACTCGCGTGAACTGCTCCACGACCTTGTGTTTCTCCTCGGCCGTACACTCCACGCAAAGTTCCTTTTCCAGGAAGTCCTTTATCGAGCCGTGCTTTACGATAAGCTGCACAAGTGGGACTTTCATCATTGACTTAGGCAGCCATTGGCGGACAAGGGGAAAGTCAGATATGCGGACTTCCTCCCTTTCCAATATCGAATTTTCACCCGTGATGGGGTTGAACGGGGCGTTGATTTCCGCGTTTCGCCGCTCGTTCTCCCTGATGATTTCCGCTACCGCGTTATCATATCCCTCAGTTGTACGTTCTCTTTCCTTTTCGCCCATTTTCTCCTTATCCTGCAAATTATGACACGTGCCGAATTTGGCCTTAGATAGAATTTCGGTGCTTGCTGTTTAAGCACCTGAAAGACACAATCGTTGAACGACATTGACGGATGTTCCGCCATGAACACTTTTAGCCGCCTGTAAATCTCCATGTACATTTCTCGTTTCATCTCACCCATGTTGGGCAGGGTGTCGCCGCGCATCATCTCCGCCAACACGATTTTAGCTCGTGTCTCACTGACCCAAAAGCGACTGCACGGCATCTCCACCACATTTGCATAGATGTCGTCCATCCTTATGTACTCCGCTTTCAGCAAGCTCTCCCTGAAAGCCCTTATCAAATCGCTTTCCAATTCTTGCCGATACTCAAACTCACTACCTTTCCTCTTCATTCCACTTCATTTTTGGTTTAACAGATTGTTTGGAATTTCACGCAGAAAACTTTATGAGGTAAAAAAGTTTTCTGCTTATCGCAAAGTTACGAAATGGGCATAAACAAATAAAAAGCGCAAAGTAACTCGGCATCGTATCTTTGCGAGAGAAATAGTAATGCACAAAAAATATTGCGATGGAAGAGGTTGTAAATCAAGACAATAGAAGTAAGCGCGAACTACTTATGGAACGCCTTGCAAAGAAATATCCCGACAAAGATTTTTCGGACGATGAAAGCCTTTTCGGGCAAATCTCCGACGATTACGATGCAAGTGACGAGGAATTGAACGGCTACAAGGAACGTGAGGGTAAGTTTGCTGACTTGCTCACCAGCGACCCTCGCAGCGCATCATTCTTGGTTGATTGGAAAGAGGGGAAAAACCCGCTTATCGCCCTTATCGAGCGTTTCGGCGAGGAAGATTTCCGCGAGGCTCTTGACGACCCCGCACTGCGCGAGCAGCTATCCGAGGCAAACCAAAAGTTCGTTGAGCGTGTAGCCAAAGAAAAGGACTTGGAGGAAGAGTACAACGCCAATCTTGCAGAAACCCTTGACTACTTGGACAAGCTGCAAGAGGAAGACGGCTTGTCTGACGAGGAAATAGCCGAAACCGTGCAGTTCTTGGCAAACATCGTCAAGGATGGCATCGTGGGTAAATTCACCCCCGAAAGCATAGAAATGGCACGTAAGGCGTTGCATCACGATGAGAATGTGGCAGTAGCCAGTGAAGAGGGAGAAGTGCGCGGCAGGAACGCCAAGATAGAAGAGAAGTTGCGCAAGAAAGGCGCAGGGGACGGGTTGCCGCACCTTGACGGCAAGAATGGCGTAAAGGAGAAAAACGACAAGAAACCGCAGACAATCTTTGACATAGCGAGACAGGCACGTTAGTCGTGTTTTTTACAACAAGAAGAATATTGCATGGCGATTAAGAGGATAACTCCACTCGATGGGCAAACGACCATCCTCGTTACGGGGAATAGCGAGCCTGGCTTAGGAAGTGCGGGCGTAAGGTCGCAACTAGGCGGACAGGCGATGACCGTATCGGGAATAGCGAACGCTACTGGCGGCATAAGTGCAGGAAACCTCATTGAGGCGGACGTTTGAAAGTATAATGTATAAAATTTGAAAGAGAATGGCAGAGCAAAAAGTGGCCAAGATTGAAGGCCAAGAAATCGGATTAATGACGGGAGCGAACACTCCTGCGCCTGGTAGCGCAGGGGTGGAGTCCCAACTTAACGGTCAAGCCAGCACCGTGTCGGGGATGGCGAACGCAACGGGCGGCATTGACGGCGGCAACCTTATCCAACCCGACATCGATGAGGAATTGTTCGCGTGTGATGCAGGCGATACGCCCCTCATGCAAATTGTGCTGAAAGCGAAGAAGGTCAAGGTGGAGAGCCCAGTAGTTGACCACTACATCATCGACGAGCCGCGCTCTAAGCTTACCACTAATGACAAGGTGGAGAAGAAAGATACTAATCAGTTTATCCTACCGCTGTCGCCCAAAGACCAGGGCATTCCCCGTATTGACGGTACGCTTTTGTTGAAAGGCGTTGATGGTTATGCGCCTGACGGCAAGACCATCATGCCTGGCCAAGACCTCCAATTGTATGTCCTAGGGCGCGACAATGCCACCAACAACCCTATCGTGACAGCGGTAAACGGGCCCAGGACGGCATCTACTGATGAAGTGTGTACCACCCCAGCCATCCCAGCAGGCACGGAAGTTATCATCATGGGCAACGCCCTTTACGAAACCCAAAAGCACGTTGAACCCGACACGTTCGTGCCGCAACCCGTTCGCCTTTACTTGCAGAAACGCGGTATGAACAGTGTGGTTAGTAACTACCTCGATGCGCAAAGGAAACGCATTCCATTTGCACATGCCATTATTGCCGAGCAGCAGATTAAGAAGTATAAGTTGGAGGGCAACCGCACGTTCTGGGGCGGTGCGCTGGGAATCCTCAAACGCGACACTGGCAAGATGGGCATGCAGATGGTATACTTCTCGATGGGTATTCGGTGGATGTTCAAGCGCGAGTTGCAAGCACCCGAAGTTTGGACTGTGGAGAAGTTCATCGCCTTGTCCAAGATGTACAACACGGGTGAGGACAAGCCTAGCGGTGGCATCCTACTTGCAGGCAAGAACCTCTTGGAGAAACTGCAATGTATTGACTACTCGAAACATCCCGAAATTAAGATTTCGGTTGAGAAGAACACCATCGGGTGGGTCGTTACCCGCGTTCACACCGTATTCGGCGACTTCGACATCAAGCACGAGCCTACCTTGGACAAGATGGGATGGAGCAACAGCGGTGCGCTCATCTGCCTTGACAGGGTCGTACACTACGTGTACTCGCAAGAACACTCATTCAGCGAGGACGTCGAGGGCGAGGAGGCTAAGAGAAACGGATTGTTGACTTGGGAGGCTCCTGCCTTGAAGGGTACTTGCCATATTTGGATTGACGGTGAGGGAGAGACGGCCGCACCCGGTTACGTGATGTGGGATAAGGACACCGTTCCGACTGGCAAAGACCTGGTTGACGGCACGATATACTACCTCATGAAAGATGTGAAAGACATCTCCAAGGGTGCTAAGGCAGGTGAACTATGGCTCTACAAGGGAACTAAGTGGATGGAATATTCCGCAGAACTGACCGCCAAGTAAAGCAGGCACTTATTATTCTGTTTTCATAATTAATTGTTTAGAAGTGGGGCGGACGGCAAGTGCCGTTCGCCCTTTTTGAAAGAAAGACAGCAATATGGCAAGATACAAAAAGACATACGGCATAGACAACTACGCCGAGAGACAGATAACCATCATAATGGGAAAGGCATCGTTAAACGTCATCTTTTCGGGCGGTGCGTCTACGGGCTACGGCAACACCCCTGCGCAGTTCACGACCTCAGAGCCGATTTTCCAGCACGCGATAGAACACTGCCCCTTGTTCTTGAAAGGCGGCATAAAAATCCTAAGCGTGATAGAGTTGGAAGACGACCGCAATCCGCAAGAGGCAGAGGAGACCGAAGAGGAACGCGCCGAGCGAATGGCGAAAGTTCGTGCAGCAAAAGACACTTCCCATGATGCGGAGGCAGATGCAGAACCAACCGAAATTACGGAAGTTGAGGTTACGTGCATTGAGGATGCCAAGCAGTACCTCATGGACAACCACGGCTATTCGGCGCGTGCGTTGAAGACTGTAAGGAACATCCTTGATGCGGCCAAGCATGTTGGTGTACGTTTCAAAGGCTGTAAGGAGTTGGAAGAGGACTAAAATTCGGCGAGTGATGAAGAAGTGTTCCATAGCAGAACTGAAACGACGCGTTCGCATAGCACTAGACCAGAACATGGTTAACGAACAACTTTCAGCGTTGGGCGACGTCGACACGCTTTCGCTTGACGACATCATTGCCGAAGAGCTGCCTGTTGCCGCGCGTATTGTGGAGAACAGCGCACCTGCGCACCTACTTGACGGTGGAAAGGACTTTAGCGGCAGTTGCGGTTGGCATGGCGCAGTTGGCTATGGTAGCGGTTTCATCGCTTTGCCGAAAGATTTCATGCGCTTGGTTTCGTTCAGGATGAGCGATTGGAGTTTCGCCGTGAGCAAGGCAATAAAGGAAGACGACCCTCTCTATGAGGTGCAGCACAGCCGCTACCCAGGCGTTAGGGGCAACCCCCAAAGTCCAGTGGTGGCAATCGTTACGCAACCCGTAGGGCAGGTATTGGAGTTTTTCAGCTGCACGGCAGGCGAAAACGTCTATGTGAAACGCGCACGTTACCTGCCGTTTCCCAAGGTGGTCGGCGGCAACATGGAGCTGTGCGAGAAACTTATAGACCCTATCGTATATCAGGCGGCGGCAAATGTCGCTTTGAGCATCGGCAATGCAGATGCCGCAACGGGACTTGGCGCAAAGGTAAAGACATTGTTGGAACAATAAAGTATTTTTGATATGATAGACGAATTAAGAGGAATTCTAATGGTTCTTGGCAGCTGGTTGTTTTCACGGCTCGTGCCTATTGCCGACTTCATGCAGGGCATGCTCCTGCTGTTCCTCATCAACTTCGTGTTCGGCGTAGTTGACGACGTGGTAAAGGGCAACGCCTGGGAGTGGCGCAAGGCGAGGACGTTTTTCTTGCACATATTGGTGTTTTTCGTCATTGCGGCGTGCATGTGCATCGTGGGCTACTTTCTGCATAACGCGGAAGAGGCGGTTACTGGAATACGGATAATGTGCGTTATGGCCGTATGGTTCTACGGAGTGAACATATTGAAGAACGTATGTAGGATTTTAGTGACAAACAGCCCGATGTGGAAGTTCTTCAACTTCCTTTACTGGGTTCTTTCGTTGAAGATGGTCGAGAAGATACCATACCTAAGCGAGTACATGAAGAGCGGGGCAGAGAAGATAGAGGGAACGAAAGATAACATAAACAAAAACAATAGCAAAAATGGAAAAGGTTAAGGAATTTTTAAAGAAGTATTTTAGCGTGGCAAAGGTAGTGTTCGTGCTGCTGGGACTGCTGTTCGGTTTTGTTGCGATGCTGACCGAGAAAGATGCGGAGTTCAATTGGGTGTTCGCCATTGTGGTGTGCATCATCCAATGCGGTTTCTTAGAGGCCATCCGTGCGGTGATGTCAAAGGAAAAGCGTTACGACTGGCGCAATCCCGTGTTGGCGTTAGCGGCAACCATTGTGGCGATATTCGTTTGCTTACTGCTATGAAGTTGACAGAAAGGTTAGCCCAGTTCGGTTCGGACAAGTGGATGCACGTCACGGCATCCCTTGTCCTTGCCGACATCACCACGCGATGCTTGCGCAGGTGTGGCGCAGGATGCCTTTTATCCGCTGGCGTTGGCTTTGGCGTAAGTTTGGCGGTGGGCATCGGCAAAGAATTGAATGATAAGTTCAAGGAGAAAGAAAAGTTTGATTGGGGCGACATCAAGGCCGACATCGTTGGTGCTGCATGTGGCTCAATCATCGGACTAGTGTGAAAGGAGGTGCAGAATGAAATTAACATTAAGGACAAGGGCAAATAAGGAAACATATACTATCGGACATCTGTTCGTTGATGGTGAGTATTTCTGCGACACGTTGGAAGACACCAACCGCGGACTTAACGACAACATGTCAACTGCCGAAATTCTCAAAAAGAAAGTAAAGGGCAGGACGGCCATACCGCGAGGGACTTACAAGGTAAGTCTCACGATGTCGTCAAGGTTCAAGCGCGTGATGCCCCTGCTCATGAACGTGAAAGGCTTTGAGGGTGTACGCATCCATTCGGGGAACACCCCCGAAGACACGGAGGGGTGCATCCTTGTAGGTCTTAACAAGATTAAGGGACAGCTCGTTGAGAGCCGCAGCACTTTCGATAGGCTATATCGGGCAATGGCGGCGGAAGTGCAGCGAGGAAAGAAAGTATTCATTGAAATTGTGTAGGTATGAAAGGAAAGAATATTCTAATATTGGTATTGCTGCTTGCCGCCCTCGTGCTGGGGTTTATCCTCGGCAGAGGCAAAAAAGGAGAGGTGCAAGTAAAGGAGCGCACAAAGACGGAGGTGGTGACGAAGTACGACACCATCAGAGCGGCAACTCCCAAACCTGTCCATGATACTATCGTAAAGTGGCAGGAGGCGAGAGTTCCAAGGGAGCATTTTCGTGAGGTCACGAAAATGACAAAAGGCTCTGATAGTATTGATGTTACGTTACCCATCACCCAACGAATGTACAGGGACAGCAATTATACGGCTTGGGTAAGCGGTTACAAACCATCGTTGGACAGCATACACACGTACAACAAGATGGTGTACACCACACGCACTATCGAGCGCACGGTAACCAAGCCCCCCAACCGCTGGGGTATCGGCATCAACGCAGGATATGGCTATGGCATTAACTCTAAATTATTCGAGCCGTATGTTGGCGTTGGTGTGACATACATCATCTTTTAATAAATTCATAATGGTCAGGTACGAAAAACGGCAAAAATGGAAATCAACGACTTAGGCACATTCAAGAACATCAGCGAAGTGTGGAAACGCTACCCAGAGGGCGGCAAGGAGGGCGACTACGTTACCATAGGCGTAGTCAAGCACCGCTGGAACAAGTACGAACAAATTTGGGAGAATACGGAGAACGTCACCGAGAGCGGCGGCGGTACAACCAAAGTTGTTGACGGCGACATGATTGTCGAAAAGAACCTGACCGTTACAGGCCACATATTCAATGACGGCATGCAGATACCCAACTGCGGCCTTTATCCCACAGAGGAGGCCTTGCGTAAGGCTCACCCTACACCCGAAGTTGGGATGTGGGCTGTTGTGGGAAACGCAATACCAGGTGCCTTGTGGCGTTGCAACGAGGCAGGCGAATGGAAAGCGACAGGCACGACAGGCGGAGCTGGGCAGCTGGATGCCAACGCCATAACCGAGGCGGTTAAGAAAGCCGACAATGCACAAGCGGCAGCCAATAAGGTGCAAGGCAGCGTGGACGCATTGAAGAAGACGGCCGAAGATGCAAAGAATGCGGCGGCGGCCGCAGAACAGAAGGCAAACAATGCCAAAGCCACGGCTGATGTAGCGGATGCCTCGGCAAATACTGCCAACAGAGCCTTACTGGAAATGAGCCAACAGATGGGAAAGGCAGGCGGCATAGCAAAACTTAACGAACATGGCAAGATACCTACGAACCAATTGCCAGACGAAGCTTTGGAAAGCGGAGGTAACACATACAACGCAACGGCCAGTAACGGCAATGTTGTGTTCTCGGACTTTATTGAGGCCGCGCATTCAGTCCCCATAGGAAAGAGAAAGCTTGGGTATGTGGTTACGGCCACAACTCGCAATGGACAAGAGACCAAACAATATGTCGGTGGAGAAGACGGACTAAGAAATGATGAAATATGGGTAAACCCCTCCAACTGGAAACCATTTGGAGGTGGTGGAACTGGTAACGTCAGAAAGTTGGAGGTTGTTAAAGGCACTAAGACAGAAGTATTAGAACCCGACAAGGAGGGCAAGATACAACTCAACATACCGACAATAGACGTTGACGAAACGCTGACACAAGACGGGACGAACCCCGTACAGGGCAAGGCCATCGCCGCGGCGTTGGCCAACATCAACCCAGGCAAGAAACTGCGCCTCAATACCATTGAGAACGGCAACGACAAGGCTTTCTCAATATCACTTTTAGACGAGAACGACGAAGAATTGTCCACAACCGAACAATTCAGCGGCGGCGGCGGTGGCGGAAACGTGGCGGCAACAAAAATTGTGCTGGAACGCATTACGGGCAGCCTTACCACCAAGGCAGGCTCGGAGGTCAAGTTGCAATTCAGGTACGACCATGTCGACACGTCTACCAGCAACAGCACAGGCACGCCAGCCACGGCGGAGATTAGTGTCATACGTGGGGCGAACGTGAACGTCATCAAGATGCAGTTGCAGGCAGGCAACGTTCACACGATAGACGTTACCAAATACATAGGCGTTGGCACTAATACAATACGCATGAAAGTGACCGCAGGCGAGGAAGAGGGCAAGCAGGTCAGTTCTCTTACATGGACGGTCACGGCCGTACAGCTTACCCTTGCATCAAGCTTTGACATCGCCACGGACATAACGCGCGGCGACCGCGTGAGCGTGCCATTCGCTCTTACTGGCAGCGGACAGAAGACACTTCGCTGTTTCGTTGACGGCATCGACACGGAGGACAGGACAATCAACGCCAGCAGTGCCAACGGCGCGTTCAGCATCGACACGTCACGGATGGGGCATGGCAGCCACGGCGTTGCGTTGGTGGCCGAATTGGAACTGCCCAGCGGCCTGATAAAGAGTAACGTCATATACTTCGACATCGCGGTTCGCGAGAACGGCAACGACAAGCCGATTGTGGCGGCGCGCTTTGACTACGCCGAGGGTTCGGGCTACACTGGCAGCCCCGACGGCGGCAGCCGCCCCTACATAGAAGTGCCGAAGTTCGGCAGCTATAAATTGCCTTACGCCGTATGGGGTGCAGGCGGCAAGCCCGTAACCATCACGGAGGGAACGCAGGTGGTTTCCTCTCGCCACCTCGACTTCGTGCGCGTGGAGTATTCGAACACCGCCACGACAGACGGGGAAACGTTGTGTAAGGTTACGTGCAGCAATACCACATACACGTATGGGCTGCGTGTCGGGGCATCGCAACTGGACATAACCGAGCCTACCGACAATATGGCGTTAAAGCTAAGCGCGGCAGGCAGGAGCAACGAAGATACCAACCGCGAGGAGTGGAAGTACAAGGGCGTGTCCACCAAGCTAAGCGGTTTCAAATGGGGCGGTGACGGCTGGATGGGCGGTGCGCTGCACCTCACGGGCAGGGCGCGCGCCAGTGTCGATTACAAGCCGTTGGCCACCGATGCGATGGCGTTCAGCATCCGCCTGCGCGTTACGGACGTGGTGGACGACGATGCAGTTATCGTGCGCTGCCTTGACGGGGCAAACCACGGCTTTGAGATAACCACGCAGGAGGCGCGGTTCGTCAGTGCAGGAGGCGCGGAGGTGGCGAGGAAATTCGCCACGGGTGAGATATACAACATAGGTTTCGTTAGCTATCCCCCATTGAAGGCGGACAGCACGCAGGACGAGCGCGTAAACGCCAACATGATGTACGTCTTCATCAACGGGGAGAACGCGGGCGGCGTGCAGAAAGAGGGCGGCGACAGCGTAAGGCAGGCTATCCCTGCAAATGTCGTAATCGGTTCGGATAAGTGCCACGTGGAGGTGTTCTCCATGCGCGGCTACACCAACTACCTTACCGCCGAGCAGATGCGCACGGCCGACATGCTCGACCGCGGAAACGTTGAGGAACTGATGCGCGAATATGCGGCAAACGACATCCTCAACGAGCAGGGCAACGTCAGCCCCGCCAAGTCGAAACTGCCTTACATAATCGTGACGGGTAAGGCCGACAACGGCAACCCCACGATGCTGCAAGCCGCCATCAACAACAACAAGAAGAGCAAGTACCCCGTAGACGGCTGGCTGTTCATTGACCCGAACGACCCCACGCGCAACTTCCGCGTGGTAGGCGGACACATCAGGTTGCAAGGCACTTCGTCATTGGCGTACCCCACAAAGAACTACCGCCTGTATTCAAAGAAAGCGGACAAGGCAAGCGTTACGGAGGTTGCTCCCGAAATTTGGCAAGGGTGTGACGCGCAGGGGCGCGGCGGCACGAAGTTGAGCAAACCTAAGATTGGCATCTTCGCAGGCAGCGGCGGCAAGAAGAGCGCGGCCGTCGATTGCTGGTGCGCCAAGGCCGACTATGCCGAGAGTAGCGGCACACACAACACTGGTGCGGCAAGGCTGTTCAACGACGTGTTGAAAGCGGCAGGCTACCTTACGCCTGCACAGAAGTACGCCAGCGGTTACGACAAGGACATACGCACCACCGTAGACGGTTTCCCGTGCCTGCTGTTCTACCGCGCCACGGAGGACGACGAGCCTACGTTCGTGGGCAAGTTCAACCTCAACAACGACAAGAGTACCGAGGAGGTGTTCGGGTTCAGGGACATCCCAGGCTACCACGATGCCGAGTGGGTGCGTACGTTGTTCGGCGGCAAGAACCCCACCGAGTGTTGGGAAGTCCTCAACAACGACTATCCGATGGGAAGTTTCCTTGATGCCGACTTCGACGTCAAGGACACGGACGGCACGCCCAAGTGGATGAAGGTCTTCGAGGCACGTTTCCCCGATGATGATGCACTTAATGCCAAATACAAGGCAGGTAAGAAGAAACCCAAGTACTTGCAGGCTGTTGTCGAGTGGGTGAAGTCGACAAAGGACAATCCACAGAAGTTCGCCAAGGAGTTGGCGGACTACTTCAACGTGCCTTACTTGTGCGCGTTTTACATGCTTGGCGACATCAATGCGTGTGTGGACCAGCGTGTGAAGAACGTGATGATCTGTTTCTTCTACGACCCGAACGCCAGCGACCACCCGATTATGGGTAAGGTACGCGCTTTCCTAATCTACTACGACAACGACACCATGAAGGGTCTTCGTAACGACTCCAGAAACAAATATCCGTGGTGGGTTGACGAAAATACGCTGGATGACGAGTTGAGCGTAGGCGGCCGCAGGGTGTACGCCTTTGCAGGTCACGACAGCGTGCTGTGGAACAACTTGCGTACGCAATTCGGGGACGAGCTGCAAGATGCTTATAGGAAGTTGCGCGCCAAGATGAGCGACGAACTCATATACAGGTACTTCGACAAGGAACAGGCCGATATGTTCTGTACAAGGCTGTACAACCTTGACGGCGAAATGAAGTACGTGCGCGCCAAGACAATAGGCGTTGGCGGTAAGACGTATTCATTCTTGGAGGCCATGCAGGGCAGCCGTAAGGCACACCGCCTTTGGTGGACTAAAAACCGCATGGCCTTGTTCGATGCACGCTACCGCACGGGCAACTACACGCGTACCGACCTTGCCTTTAAGGGTAATTCGGCAGCAGGCGCGACCGTCCGCGCATGGAGCGGCCGCGACTGGTATATGTCGTTCGTGCGCGAGGGTTCGGAGCTTATCCACAAGAAAGTGGCCAAGGGTGAGGAGTTCAGTTACACGTATGGCGAAACGGCCAATATCGGCACTATCTTCCATTTGTACGGTTGCGAGCATGCCAGTAAGGTAGACCTTAGCGAATGGGGCGGCTTTACCGACCTTACGCTGCCAAGACTACCAAGGCTCGAAACGCTCGTGTTGGGACGTGACGGCAAGGAGTATGCCTTAACGGAATTTGCATTGGGCAATAAGCTACCGATGCTGAAGGTGATGGACATGCGCAATTATATAAACCTGCCTGGCATCGACCTAAGCGGCTGTAACCTGCTGGAAGAGGTGAACGCAAGCGGCTGCACGGCATTGACCTCGATGAACCTTGCCGAGGGTAGCCCGATACGTAAGTTGGTGCTGCCTGCCAACTTCGCGAACCTGTCGTTGCGTTCGCTGCACGACCTCAAACGCGAGGGGTTGGAGTTCGCCAACATCGCCGCGCTGCAATCCATACGCATAGAGAATTGCGCAGGGCTTGATGCCGTGGCTATCGTCAAGGAGGCGTTGACGGCTGGGGCGAATGTGAAGTGGCTAAGGCTGCGCGCCAATATGGTAGGTGACGGCCAAGACCTGCTGCAATGGATGCGCGCAGGCATCGGCGGCATGACCGCAAGCGGAGAGCCGCGGCCGAACAGGGGCGGAGTGTTGGGCAGATACCAGCTCACGAACTACATGGGTAAGGACGACTACAACGCGCTGACCGCCTATTACGACGGACTGGACATCAGGCAGCCCGAATACACCATTGTTGAGCTGACGGATGCGGTACAGCGCGGCGGCCAGTGGGTGGAGGTGGCCAACGATGCCAACGTGAGCAATCACGACAACAAGACGGGGCTGCTGTACAACAACACCTACCGCCCTAGCGGACACGTGCAGGCCATTTTGGATGCGCGGCACCGCGTGTTGGCCAAGATGACCAAGTACGACCAGTTGGGAAACAGGACGGACAACGAAATGACGTTCTGCCAACTTAGCGACGACGATAGCAATTACTTCCACGACGGCACGCCTGCCGTATTGGACGGCGCACAGGGCGAGATATTCGTGTACAATCCGCACTTCTGGTACAAGGGCGTGAACGACTACTTCGGCAAGAAGAACATCATTGCGTGGAGCAGCAATGCCGAGCGGCCGAGCGTTGCGCCGCACAAGGCTATAACGTTGGAGGCCATCAAGGCCGCGGCCGCTCACGAGGACGGCAAGGAGGTCTTCGTGAGCGGCGACAACGTGTTGCGCAAGGCGTTGGCCGACTATGCCGTGTGTACCATTGACGTGGAGGGCTGGAAGAGGGTGCGGTTCTGCACAGCACCGACAAGGGCGAACGTGTTTGTCGATGCCAACGGGCGTAAGGTGGGCGAGCCTGTCGTGACGAGCGATGACGACTTCGATGCTGGCATGTACGTTGTTGTCGACGTGCCTAAGAACGCCGTCAAGCTTGCGTTCACCATCTGCAATGTGGCGGTATGGACTGACGTGGTGCTTACCAACAGCGCGGAGCTTGCGGACATCGAACCCGACTGGGTTGAGCATGCGCCGCGGCTCGTGAGCGCATCGCGACCTACAAAGGTAGGCGGCAAGGTCAGGGCTATAATGAGCGGCAAGCCCGATGCAGGCAACCAGAATATCATGAACGCCAACGCATACGCCGTGGGCAAGCGCGTCATGCGCTCGACCGAATATTGGGCGTTGTTCGTGGGCTTGTTCGTTTCCAAGTACGGCCGCCGCAATGGCACTTCCGTGTTCGGCACTTGGAATTATGCGGCCGCCAACGGATTGACCGCACCGGCAGGAATGCGCGATGTGCTTTATAAGGGCAATAACAATTACGTTGTTAAGAGTGACGGCCAAGAGGTGCTGATACAGAATACCGGGGCGATGGGTTACGAGAACTGGCCTGGCATTTCGGCGGAGGCGTTGGAGGACAGCGGCGCGCTGACCTTAGCACGTAACGCGAACGTGCCACACACCGATTGGCGTACCATCGCGCCCGACGGAAAGGAACACAAGCACGTGTTCATGAGATATATAGAAGTCAACAATGCCTTTTTGCGCCGCACATGGTGGGGCAAGCACCTCAACACGGCACGCGTGGGACAGGCAAACGGAACTGGTGCTACATATTGGGCGGCGATGTGCGGCCATAACATGGGTTATTCGGAGGTAGTTGTAGGTTATAGTAGCAATACAAGCAATATCGGAACGCTGGCGAGCTACACATTCGGATGGTCGACAACGTTGCGCATAGTGTTTGACGGAAAGCTCAAAGAGGAACGGCTGCCTATCGAGTTCATGAAATTGAAAGATAAGATATTCGACGTATGATAGAGGTTAGTAAGGAGTTGCTGGGCGGCAATGCCGCAGGCATAGAGGAGATAGACCCGATACGCGGCGTGTGGCGCGTGCGGTTCGGGCGCGAGAGCGGAGAGGACGGCACGCAGACTTGCCTGTACGCCGACTTCGACCATAGGCCGACAGATAGCGAGATAAGGGAATTCATAACCGAACACTACGACACGGCATGTGATGCGGAATGCGAATGGGGCATGCGCTACAAGGGGCTTATCGTGTACCTGTCTTACGAGAACAAGTTCAATTTCAAGGCGGCGTTCGACATCGCCGCGAGAAACCCTGCAAAGAGTTTCCCACTGACGTTCAAGTTCTGGAAAGACGAGAATACGCCAGTATATTGGGAGTTCAGGACGATTGACGAGCTGACGGAGTTCTACGTGTCGGCAATGCAACACCTAATGGCCACCTACAACAAGTGGTGGGCGAAGAAAGACCGCGAGATAATGCGGCTTATAGACGGCTACAAGCCCCTTACGCGCGACAAGATAGAGGAAGGGGGCGAGCCATGAGGGGTTGCGGCTGCGAGAAAGGGCTGCTAAGGTGGTTGCGCCCGCCTTACGCAAAGCTGTTCCATCCTGCCTGCTATGAGCATGATGCGGACTACGAGAGGGGCGGCGGCAAGGAGGACAGGCGGTGCGCAGACCGCGCGCTGTACCTGAACATGCTGTCGATAGCGGACAAGCGCAAGGGCAGGCCTTACGCGCATTGGCGGCTGGTGAGCGTTGCCCTGCTATACTACACGGCCGTACGTGCCTTTGGGTGGCATTATTTCAGTTACAGGCGCGCAGCCGACGTGTGAATGATACGGATAAGTGGAGCAAACGGTGCCGAACAATTATCTTTGCAATCATGAAAGAGGTTAGGATAACAGTGAACAAGGCGCAGGTGTATGACGAGGTGGCAAAGACCACTAGTTATGCAGGGTTGAAGTCCATGACCGCAGAGGACACGGCCAGTTATAAGCGCATGTTCACCACCGATGAAGACCGAATGATGCTGGAGCGTTTTTGGAACGAGACGTGCGACATGGTTACCGACACGCTGAAACCATTTCTTTCAAGTGTCAGCGAAGTGAAGATTAGCCACGGCGTTGAACTTGCGCGCAACTACGAGATAACGTTGCAGATGGGCAACAGCTATGACGAACGACTTACGGAGAGCATCAACAACTCCGTTTACAGCTACTTCGTGCAGTCGATAACGGGCAAGTGGTTCGCGTTCGGTGACAAGGAAGAGGTTGAGCCGTACTTGAAAGGTGCTGCCGCTTTCCTGACCGAGGCGTTGCAGAAGTTATACTACAAGAAAAAACCAGTACGCACACCTATATAGAAACAGACGAGTGACTATGGCAAAGGATATTAGCATAAGACTACACGTTTCGGAAATCGTGTACGAGGTTAGGAACAAGACGTGGCTAGCAGGCCGCAGCGCGCTCAACGGAAACAACCACGAGCATGTTGCGCACATGCAGGCCAGTGACGACGAGGAAGACGAGAACCAAATAACGCGCAGCATCATCAACGCCATGAGCGTGTTGAAGACGGCCGTGGGCGAATACGTGCTGCCCGACAGCCAAGACCAAAGCGCAAATGTACTGGACAAGCATGCCACGTACGACTTCGTGTTGAAGATGCCCAACAACTACAATGAGAGTTTGAGGGAAACGCTTTCGGCTGCGATGCACCAATATGTGGTTGACATCTGCGTGCGCGACTGGTACATGCTTACCAACAAGGAGGACGCACAGGCGTACGACAACATGGCCACATCGCAACTCGGCATCATAAAGGAGGCATTGACAAGGAGAGTGAGACCAACATATACCGCGCCATGATGAAAACGGAAGATAAGGAAGTAAAGGTAGACTTGCAGCTGTACGTCTCGGAGCTGATGTACGACATCAACAACTACGCGTACATCGAGGGCGACATAATGAAACCCCAAGACGAACACGACCGCCACATGGTGACTGACATAGGGCAGGACGGAAACGTGGACAGGGTAAAGCGCATGCTTGACATAGCTTACGCCGAATGTGTGGAGTTCCTTTTCCCATATACCAAGGAGGAGGCGGAAAAGGACATGTTGCTGACGAACGTCAAGGACGACCCAAGTGCGGCATACCGCATAAAGATGGTGCTGCCTTGGGCTGTATCGAAAACCACCATAGACCTGTTGAAAAAGCAGTTGCACGAATATATGGTGTGCCGCGTATTGAGTGACTGGTTCGGCATCACCCACACGGACGTAAGGAACATGTGGCTTGAACGGATGGAAGACGCCAAGGCAGGCATGAGGAAGATATTGTACAAGAGGCGCACACGCGTGCGATTGGGGCAAAGCCCATTCTAAGCATACATGTTTTTTGGTTGTGATTTTTTAAAATTGGTTAGTTTTTAGTTTAGAGTGAAATTGGAAAGGGGAGGACGTTGCGAAACGCCCTCCCCTTGTTTTGTTACGGCACAAGCCTACCTCGGCTGGTTGCCTTGCCTTGCGGAATATTGTATGGTACATCCCGATATGCGGCTGTCGTTTTCCAGCAAGCACCCAATCACCAAGCGGTAATACTTGTAAGGCGTGCCGCGGAAACCGCGCATGTACATGTCTTTGGAAGACCATACGGGAAACCACTTGTAAAGGTCGCGCGAGCCGTATAGGATGCTGGACATGTCTTGTCGCAAGAACTTGCCGCGCTGTATTATCGTGTCTATCGTCTTCAATGCGTCGGCATCGTCCAGCTTTAATGGGCGCGTGACCAGTAACGCCTTTATGTTGTCATCCCTTTCAACATAGTCCAAGTCTTCTTGTGTAAGGTCGTATATGTCACCTGTTGAGCTTTGCACCAACACGCTTGGGTAGCAATTCACGGCTGTTTGCCAGTCGCACGGCATCATGCCCCATGACTTGCTGTCCATCGAGAACATGTAGGCGAAACGGGTTGAGGGGTTGAAGACGGCAATGCGTTGTCCCACATAATCGAAAGCGAAACGCGCCCCTTTGAGGTATTCTTTAAAAGGCATGCTCTTGAAAGCATCTTTGCCTATCCACCCTACCGCAGGGAGTTTGTCTGCATTCGGCAGCGAAGACAGCGAGAAAGGGTTTGGGTTGTCCAATACCTGCGATATGCAAGTGCTGTCGCCGCCCGACATCAGCATTATGCCCCTATCGGACGTGAACATAACGGCATTGTCCAACTGCGTTATCGAAGAGGGGTTGTTGCAGACGTCTCGCGTTACTGGCTGTTTGGCTGAAAAACCGCCTGTTGCGGACACCTCCAACGCCCAAACGCCCTCGGAGGTTAAGGCATACATGGGGAACTGGCCGAACTGTCCTGTTGATATGGCCTTTGTTGACGATGAAAGGCCGCGTATCTCGCCAGTGCCGATGGTGTTGATGTTGCGCACTGGGAAAAAGAAAGGGTTGTTCACCTCGGAAGTGTAGACCTTGCTTGGGAAGTGCAAGACAAACGGCGTAGTGTCTGTTGCTTTCGGCTTAAACTCGTTGACGTTTGACTTCTCCAAAGAGAACGCAAACGAGCCATTTAGAAAGTCGTGTCTTCTCATCGGCAGGTCGTAAGCCCTATCGAAATGTCCTACACGCCTTATAATCTTCGCTCCATACACGTCTGGGTCTGTGTGGTAGAGGAATAATATAGGCATGGCGACAGCAAATTCTTGATAGATGAACCCTGAATACACAACCTCACGCCCGTCTTTACGTGCATAATACTCCACTTTTAAAGCGTCAAATCCTGACAGTTTGGTTTCTGTGGTCCACTCACCATCCTGAACAATCATGTCCTCGCCAGGGTGGTCGGGGTCAGGTTCGGTATGCTCACCCGTAATGACGTAATTAGCTTCGCTGATAATTCGGCCTGACGTGTGTTGCGTACAATGTTTAAGAGGAAATCCACGGAATGCCTCCTTACTGATGTTTGCCATGTTCAACCTTGAATTGTACACATACATACACTTACCCCACACATTATCATGAGAGTCGTAATCATCCGACATGGCTTCGCGATTTACGAGAGAGGATAAAGTTCCCTTTCGTAAATTAACCTTCTGAAATGGGTTTGGGATGTTGAATGGTTTCTTAAAAGCTCCTCCCTGCTCTTTCTGCCGTTCCTTTTCTTTCCTAATAATCTCCGCCAGCTCGCCGCTTCCAATAGGGGTTGGCAATTCCTTTATTGGGATGCTGCTTATAAGGAAAAATTGCGAATTGCGCAGTACCTTTTCCTTAAAGTCCGTCTCGGGCAACACAAAATGGTATATTCCTTTCCAAGGGTTGTGCGAACCGTTGTCGTCGTGCATCGTTACCCTACCCTCTTTATTGTAGAAATCAATTGTCGTTATCTCTTCGTACTGTGGAAAACAGGAAAAACCATCATACAATAACATTTCGTCAGGCCTTACCATTTTTTCCAAAAGCGCGCCAGTAAGTATGTCGGTGCCGTACCTACTATCCTTTTTGCAGCCTATGAAATTGATGCGTTTTTCATCCAAAATGCCGAAAGTTTTTATTTTGCCGCTTTGGTCGTGGGTATATAACGGAGGCGACACGAATATGTCTACCGAACGTACGATGTCCTCCCACCCCATAAGCCGTTTCTTCGCGACATCCTCCACACACGCATGCAGGTCGCAGGCGTACGCCCCTACGTTATAATAGAAGTGCAGGTGGTTTCTGCCGCCGTCTTGCCATATTCGCGTTATATATGCCAGTGGCGCATCCGTCAATGTCGGTGTCATGAGTATCGGGGCAGAGTGCATGGTGAGCGAGCCGTCGTAAAGGCGATAGGCGTAACGAACAAAGAAAGGCATGATAAACTTTTCCTTTTCTGTTCCCTCTTTCGCTATGAGTTTGTTCACCACCGCCATTACTTCTTCGGTAAACGCTTTCTGTGTTCCCTCACTCAAACTTACGTTGAAATTAGAAAGCGTATCCCATATGCTCTCATCGTCGCGGTAGGTGTGGCTGTCTTTGTACTGAACCCATTCCCCCACAAGCCCAAACTCCATCCCAAGTTCGGGCAAGTGGTTTCCCAGCAGCGTGTATTTTTCATCTTTCCAAAGATAATAATATGTCCCGCCTGTGGTGGACACCAATAGCGTATTGCCGATTGACGTAATCAACTCGACCTCCTTGCCGCTGCCGACAGGCGACAGTTCATGAAAATCCCCACCTTCTATTTCCGCCTTAACTTCCGACCACGACAAATTTCCATCTCCGCTGAAAATATAATGTTCAAACCTTGACGTCTTATGCATGTACGCGATTTGCACGTCTTTACCTTTAAAACGTGTCTTGATGCGTGGGGGAATTATCGGCTTTACGTCTTGCCCGTCCGCAATGGCGTTCATGGACACGGAAAGTTCGCCGTCAGGGCATACGTAGTCTGACGGCGTTTCGGTCACTCCCTTATAATTTATCTCCTTTATCATCCTTGTAAAGGTTTAGTTTGGTTATTATCGGCAAGACAAGTCCGTACGTGTCATTTGGTAGCGGCTCTGAAACTGCGAAAGCCACGTCGCGCGAACCATCGTCATGCAGTTTCATCATGGCGCGGCATAATCTCACGCTGTATGCGCGCAAATTTCGGCTGTGACGTTTCCCCTTCTTTGTGGCATACACCTTTGTTTGATGTTTCCCTATGATGGAATTGCCCTTATGAGCGACAACGAGAAAATATTGCCCATATCCGTTAGTGCAGATGTCTATGACGTCACCCACGGCAAGGCCGAGCGACACAGACACCGCCGATGTGATGTCTATGCGCCCGTTGCCGTGGAATGTTATGTCTGCCTTACGCGTATTGTTCAATATGCTTTGCATCTTGCAAATTTAATGAATGTGCAGGAGTGTTTGTACATATCCGTTTATTGAAATAAATCGTTGCCCTCGGCGTTTCCCTTGTCGTCTTTTTCCGCCATTTCCTTTATTTTGTTGGCAAACATTTTTGCAAGGGCGTCATTCATTGCCGCTTTACGCATCATATTTCTTAATAAGTAGTTCTTATCAGCCTCTAACAAGCGGTTAAACTCTTCTGCCTTTTTAAAATCATCCTTTTCTTCACACTCCTTTATTTTACTTTCCGTAACCATTATGCTTATGGCTGTCGTATTTAGGTCGATATGTTCGATAATTTTCATCGTGTCTTTGTCGAGCTGAACGCAACGACTTTCTTTCAGCATTTCGCCATGTTTGTTTTCCAACTCGACCAGCTTTTCGCATATCGTATCAATTTGATGCCCGATAAGGCTGTTCTTTTCCTTTTCGTACTGTTCCTGTTTCCCTTTCGTTCTCGCGTACATGTATACCCAAAAACATATAAGCACGAAGTTTAAACCTGTTAGAATTAATTGTAAAGTCATAGTTTCTGTTTTTTTTAAGTTATATTTGATTTAGTTCCACCAATGTAATTTGCGGTCAAACGCATAAGTCTTGCCTACGTCATAGGTATAGTAATCAGATGCACTGCATTCTTTTGATATTACATCTCCGCGTTCATCCCTAAACACCACAGTGTATTTAGTGCTTGCTGCAAATATCATATCAGAACTTTTTAAATAAGTGCCAACACTCTTATACTTGTCAACGACCGTGTATCTGTATGTTTCCTGCCCATCTCGGACACTGTCGACCCTATTTGCACAAGCCGATGTAGTTAGCAATACGAATGATAGCACAATGGTAAAGTACATCTTAATAGCTGTTATCTTCTTCATATTTTATTTGTTTAAATTATTTATTCACTTGGTAATTTTGGAATTTCCATCCAATAGTCTAGGTTTTTAAATGCCCAGGGCTTTTCGGTGCTGTCGAAATGTACATCTCCATCTCTTACATATCCTTGCTCCATATGTTCGCCATAGATTAAAAAGAGGCAGTAAGTATTGTTAGGTGGAAAGTCCCCATCGGCAATGTTGTGCCAAGGGTTGGCAGGGTGAGCGTCTGCCCATTCCGCTCCCTCCATAAAGTCGTCACGCCCTGTGTTCAGGTCGCCAGTATATCCGCCATCTGTATCAAATGAATATACAAGGGCGGCCTCTCTTATTTGTTCTTCTCGTGTCATAGTCCTAATGCTTTAATTAAAATTCCTTTGTAAAGATTATTTGCTTTGCGAATGGCTTCAGAAACGTCTGAAAAATCTTCTTTTATTCCATAACACGAAAGCTCACATACAAAACCCATATCAAAAACATACATTATGTAAAAGTTACCAAAGTACGATATTGCATAAATTCCGTCTGGACATACTTTCCATTCCAACTCTGGAATATTGTCAATTACACTTTGTCTACCTCCCTCAAAAGCCATCTTAGCAGCCAATTTGGCATGTAGCCTACTAACCACTTCTTTTCCGTCTTCTGTTGTCTTAGTCTTGCGCTTGATGTAGCGTAGGACTTTGTCTATTGTCGTCTTTTCTTTCATCTGTGCATTATTTAATTATCCCAATTTCATAAGCATATAATTTATAACTGCTCCATATTTTGTGTAATAATCCATTATTGGAGAATAATAGTTAACAGTAACATAACGAAATCCACTAGCTTGGGAATGGACATGTCTCATCCACTTCGTTTTTAGTGGTACGTTATCTAAATAGGAGTTGCAAGCCTTTTTAATCTTGCGCGGTAGTAGGTGTTCCATATTTTATCTCGTTTTGTTCTAACAATTGTCTATAAAACTCATTCTCTTTATTGAGATTGGATATAATTCCCTTTAAGCGTTCGACTTCCTTTTTGAAAAGAGTTCGTTCAAATTCTGCATAAGTGGTGTTATGGCAGGTGCACATTTTAATATCCCTGCTGATTGCGACAGCATCACACCCTGGAACAAGAACATTTCCTATACCCTTGACTTTTATATAATGGCATTTCACTCTTTTACTAATTCAAAATCATACACCCACACATAGGGGTTGCTTTCCCATGTGCCTTTACCGCTAACCTTATCGATGAGTGCGGCAGATGCCTCACGAGCAGTGTCGAATAGGAATAACCCACCTTTGGAAGAATGGAAACCAAAGCCGCCTTCGGTATTTTGGAAAGATGCTGGTATGTAATAGGCTATGCCCTCGCACAAGCAATCCTCGTCAGATATGTCTTGTAGCCGCTCAATGCGCACATTGGTTATTTTAATCTTATGTGGCATCAGCTCGCCCTTGACGAACATCTTGTTATCCCAACCTGCCGTATTCTCGTAATGTTTCCTAAACCTTTCGGCAGTTTCTTCTCGTGAGAGGTGATAATTATGCTTTGTGAAATCAATTATCATTTCTGCATACATCCTTTTGTAGCATTGTGCCACCGCCACTATTTCACCCACCTTGTATGACGCATGTTTTATTGTTTCCTCGAAGTTACCAAGTGGTGTGCCGTCCTTGACAATTCGCCTTGTTTGGGTTTTATCCCCACGCAAAACTGCTTGCGTGAGGAGAAACTTATCATTGAACATTATCTTTTTCATCTTGTTTTTACCTGTGTATTTGTAGTTTAAGATTATTTCTTAAACTGGAAATTGCTCTTTCAGCTGCATCAAGAGTTTTAAAATAGTTTCCTGACGAATAACGAGCTTCGTCTTCATCAGACCTAGTATCTATTTTTTCTGACAATTCAATTCTGTCATTACAGAAATAATATGATTTATTTATCTCTGCCCTCCAAAAGATAGGTAACACCCGATAAACATCTTCACACCAAAATAAGCCTTTGCGTTTCAAACCCTCATGGAAATTATTTATTTCCTCATCTGTAGCAATTCTAAAATCTTCAAATTTATAGTTAGTATGTTCATTCTCTTGTTTATCTGTACTATAATGCACTTTAAAACCTTCTTTTTCAGAGACAGTAAACCAGAAAATCACCATATTGTCATTATGGATATGATGTAATATCATTTTGTTTTCAAATGCCTTATATTTAGGCTTAACTATTATGGTATTCCCTTCTTGTACAATTACAAATTCTGAAGGGGTTATAATTTCTATATTTCCTATTTTCATAGTTATATTGTTTATATAAAGATTTACTCTCCTTTGTTTTGGGATGAAAACTAATATCAACCCGATAATAAGAGCAATAATGCCTATGCATATTGAACCCTTAATATGCTAGACTTATAACAACCTCGCATATTATCAAGACTGTATTAACTCCATCCATTCTTGTAATCCAATATATTTCATTCATGGTTTTTAATTTTAGTGTTTCTATTCGTAGAAATTTCTTAATCTTTCTTTTATTACACCTATTGCCTTTTGTGCAAGAGCATACGTTCTGAAATAATTTCCATATTCATAATTTAGATGGTCAGTATATGGGCTGTATTTTTCAACATTAAAGTTTATTTTAAAGTCTGTATACAGATTTATTGTAAAATATATTTCTCCTTTCTCTGCCCTCCATCTTATTTTTTCAATTTCCTTCTCTTTGGCGTTCCACCATAACCCTTTCGCTTTCATCTCGTCAATAGCTCTTTGTTTCTCCTTTTCTGTGGCTAGGCGAATGTCCGTGCAGCGTATAGGGATATTCGGGTTTTGTATCTGGAAATCATCCCAATGAGAATAAACTTCTTCCACGTTACCATCAGTGCGTTGATTTTTAACGATGCCCACATTCTCTCCTTTCAATGTCGCAAAGAAGTCTCCCTCTTTGAATTTCCCTACTTCGGTTATCTCTTTCTCGATGGTGATAACGCCATCCTTTATCTCGGCCTTACAGCCATCTGGGATGTTTATCTTGTCCCCGCAATTCAAAATTATTTCCATGATTATTCTGTTTTTATTATTTGCCCATCTTTCAGCTTATACCAAGTGTTTGGCTTGATTGTCTTACCATCAACTCTAACGGCTTTTACTTCTTTTATGGGATATGTTTCCCCATTCCATTCACCTCGTTCAGTAAGAACAAGCCAACAGCCTAACGCGCCGCAAGCCTTGCCGCCTATTCCCGTCACAATGGCGATTGACTCTTTGCCCTCAACTTTCGCAGCGGAGCAGTCGCCCGTGTTGGTGGCAGCGGAGCGGTTGCCCGTGTTGGTGGCAGCGGAGCGGTTGCCCGTGTTGGTGGCATTGTCGTCCTTCCAATTAATTTTATCAAGAATAAACTTTACGCCTGCTTGTATTATGCCGCTCAATCCAATCTCACATTGTATGCGAATTTTGCTGCTCGCGGTTTTGTCTTGACCTTTGGCAATAAGCCCGCTCTGTTCTACCTCGCAATAATACCGAAGTTTCGGCAATGGCTGCAATCTCATAGTCTTGGACAGAAGAGTTATAGAAATCCTTGATGATGTTCTCCGCCCCAGCCGTGCTGTCGGCGTTGACGAGGTAGTAAACAGATGTGCGCTTTGGCTTTCCTGTATTCTCATTGATGGTAATGAGTACCACCTTGCACTTGTACCACTTCTCACTCTCCTCGTCAGGTCGGGATAGCACCTCCTTGTAGGATGCAATCTTCTCTTCTACGACTTCACCGCCGCAATCGGCAATATACGCCATCGTACGTGCCTCCGCCTCGGTAAAAGAAAATGCATTAACGCAATATAGCTCCTTTACCCTGCGTGTCGCACCGCTTTCGTCCGTTCTCTCACCTGATACCTTTACCTCGAACCATGTCGAGGTGATGCTTTTAACTTCTTTCATTTTGTTTGTCTGGTTTTAATTGTAATTTTTTATTCAGAGTATTGCTCAATCAGAGCCTTGTCTTTCGGGCTTATGTATTGCGCCACCTCTGGGTTGTCGCGCAACGCCAACGCGCTTGCCTTGTTCACCAAATCGGGGTCTATAATCCTGTTCTCGATGACTTTTAGGGCTAGCCTGCATTGTTGAGAGCCTTGAAAATCGCACACAACTTTCGTCTGCTGCCTTAAATCGTCACAGACGGACGACCACAAAGCTAACGGCCCTTTAACGCGGTACGCGCCAAACAAATGCCTTACATCGGTTTTCAACCTAGACTTGGCCGTATCGAAAAAGATGTCGAAGAAATGTTCGGCAAAGGCGAGCATGGTATATGCCACTTCGGTGCGGGCGATGAGCGTGGCGTGTTCGCAGCCGTCTTTGAGCAATTCGGAACGAAACGCCCAATACAGCTTCTCCACGTCGTTGTGGATGAGCCTCTGCAACTCGTCCGTGCTGTCAAGGAAGAACTTCCACTGCTTGCCCAGCCGCTCTTTCATACGGTATTCGTACGCATCGAACTCGCGCATAGCCCTGTTGGCGTTGTATTTGACCCTGTGTCGGAAGAAAGGCGAACGTACGAGTTGGGCGCGAGCCTCCGTAAGGGCGTAGCCTGCCACGTTGTTGACGATGCCGCCGAGCAGCAGGAACATGGACGACACGTCCGTGAAGTCCTCCAAGGTTATTTTGGGCGACAAGACTTCGGAGACGGCATGACGGATGACCGCCTTTTGCATGCTCGCCTGCATGTCTTTTTGAATGTATTCCATAATTGATGTTGTTTTTGGTCGTTTATTTTTGTTTTGAGCGATTATCTATATCCCTGCGAACAACCATAAGGCCGAATGTGTTTTAACGCCTTACGCGCAAAATCTAGCCGTTATGGATAAGTCCTCGAAATGAGGGGTTGCTGAACGTTATCACGCAGAGCATCTCGTTGAAACGGTCGGCCAGCCTGTCGCCGTACTTCTCGCGGATGTCCTTCGTGTTGAGGTTTGTGGTGATGAACGTGAACAGCTGTTCGGCGTATCGGTATTCCAGCAGGTCTATTATCGGGCATGTGACGTTGCCGTAGTCCAGCACTTCGGTTGCCTCCCTGCCCATGTCCTCTATGGCGAGCATCGGCGCGCTCCGTACCTGCCTCGTGTTCGGCTCTCTCATCATCGCGGAGACGTCCTTGGCATCCACTATGCGTATGCCAGCATCTTGAAGAAAGCCGTTTCTGCTAAGGTAGTTCAGCGATAGTTGGAAAGCACGCAGCAATGTGGTCTTGCCGTTGCCGCACGTGCCGCACAGCATGATGCCGAACTTCGGTTTGTCTGCGGTGAGTGCCTTGGCCATCGCGCGGACGTGCTTTTCCAGCGTTGCGTTGGCAATGAATTTTACGTGCCTGTTCTCCACTTCCGTCTGGTATGCCGTCATGAGCAGGGCGAACGCCTGCTCCTCGGACATCGGCAGCCTAAAACGTGGTGGCGTGTTCCTCAAAGCCGCCAACCGAGACCTCAAAGCCCCTACGTCTATTCTTTTGGTTCTGTCTATCTCTTTCATCTTCCTGTCTTTTCTTTTCCCTAAGCTGAATGCGCAGCCAGTTGTTGAAGTGTCGTTTCACCTGCGTGAGGTTGTCGTGGAGCGTCCCTCGGCACTCCGCATCCAGCGAGAAGGTCTCTATCCATGCCGCCAGCTCTGGCGGCCTTATCTTGTGGCGCATGCACATCTGCTCTTGCCAAATGGGCGCGTTTTTTAGTTCGAGGGTGAACTTGTCCTCTCTCGCGCGCTCCTGCTCGCTCATGTCCGCGCTCACGCACACACGCTCTCGCGCACTCGCATCATCATCAACAACAACAATATTATTATCTTGTTTTATATTATATATACTATCTATCGCGGGCGCGCGAGGGATTTTTGTCAAATTTTCGGTTTCCTCATTCTGTGTACTACTCTGTGTGACACTCTGTGTACTACCTCTTTTGTAACTATCTGTGTCACAATTAGGTACGTCCACTTTCTGTGTGACACTCTGTGTGATACTTTGTGTGACAATAGGGGTATTTATGGGCGTTTCTGGATGTTTTTCCTCATTCTGTGTACTACTCTGTGTGACACTCTGTGTACTACCTCTTTTGTA